ATTTTTTTTGTTCGTTTTTAATTATGTAAACAGTCGCTTTATTCATATTTTGTTTCATTTCTTTTATTCCTTTCTTTTTAAGTGCTTTGCACTGATATAAACATTATAGCATAATATCTATTTTAATTCAAGCCTTTTACTCAACTTTTTATTATACTATTTTTGATATGGTATTATATCAAATTTGATATACCCATTATCTGTCAAGTAAAAATACTTGACACTTATATTTTTAAACTAAAAGAATAATAGTTTTAATTTAAAAGTTTTATTAACGTAAAAAAAGAAGGATTTTAAAATCCTTCTAAAAATAAGAAATTGAATGCCATTTTCCAAATTTGTTTCGCTCTTTTTTCTGTTAAATCATAATAGTTTAAATCCTGGAAAGTGTACCCATAAAGGAAACAGTCTATAGCATTTTTATACACTGCTTTTTCTGTAGTTGTTAGTTTTTTGTATTCTGTTGTGTTTTCAAAAATCATTTTTTTATTCCTTTCTTTTTAAGTCCGTGGACTGATATAAACATTATAGCATAGTTTTATTTATTTTACAAGCGTTATGCTTACTATTTTGTTATATTAATTTTATATAATGGTATATCAAAATTGATATAACAAAATCTTTAAAATGAATCTATTTATGGCTTTATGGCTTTGTTTATTTATGGTTAAAACTAATACTTTGAAATTAAAAGTATTGCTATAAATAAAAAAAAGAATTAAATTAATAATTCTTTTTAATTACTTTTAATCTAATCTATTCTATAGATATAATAGACTTCTTTTGTGTCGGGGTCTGTGATATCTTCTTCTTCCCCGTTGTACATTGAAAGAAACGCCCCGCGACCATCACTTTCTATAGCATCGCTTATTAAATCTTCTAAATTATCTTTTACTAATATTTTAATAATTTCGTTGCTGTTTTCATATAACTTGTTTTGAATCGTTAACAATCCTAGTATCAATGCTTTTCTTTCCTCTGTGCTATTATAATCATAATTTAGATAGTCTACTAAAAAATCAGGATTAAAAATCCATAATGAATCTAAGATTTCTTCTTTTGCTTTTTTGTCTGCTTCTTCTTCTGTCAAAATCAAATATGTTTCTTGTGTGGTTGTTTCATCAAAGTAGTTTGCATTGTCGTTATTTTTACTATTGCTTAAATAACTACATTCTAAGTTAATGTTTTTATAATCTAACCCTTCTAAAAACTTTTGTAATAATTCTTTTTTTGTCATAATTTTAAACCTTTCTTTTTAAGTCCGCGGACTGTTTTATTTTTACAATACCATTATATCAAAAAACAATATTAAAGTCAATACTTTTGCTTAATTTTTTGCTATATAAAAATTGTATGTTTGCTATATCAAATTTGATATAACCAAATTAACCATATTTATTTATATTCCTTATTATATATAATTAATTAGTAAACATCTATTTACTATAAATAACTACTTACTATCAATAAAAATATACAATTTTAAAATATTCTTTTAAAATAAAACTATTACATTACTTTTAAATTAAAAATAAAACGCGATTTTTTGACCCTTAAAATTTGTCCATTTTTTGAAAACTTTTTAAATCTTTTAAAATCAGCATTAAAACACTGCTAAAATATATTAAAAATTAAATCTAAGGCTTAAAAACGGGGTAAAATTAAAAGATAATTTAAAATAGGTATAATTACACTGAAAAATAGTAAGATTTAAAAATACCCCCTTTTTAGGCTTCAAATCTTGTCAAGTAAAATACATTTTTATTTTTTAACTTAATTTTAAGCGGTTGAAAATAAAAATCCTTTATAATTATTCATTCAAACGCTATTTTTTAAAGCTGTAAAAAATTGCAGTAAATACATAAAAGAATATTTACATATTTATGTATAGCAATAAATAAAGATATATGTAAGTAAGTATGTATGTAAAAGAATAAATAAATATTTATGTATATACATATAACAATAAAAAAATATAACCATATTTAAAGATATACATAAATAAAGATATATGTATTTATGGGTATATGGTTAAAAAAAAGAGCCGTTAGGCTCTTAAAGATTTCTATTTATAAGATATTTTAAACGTTCGGGACAGTCCGCCCACGTGCTAGCAATTTCTTTAAACATACTTTTAACCTTACTATATCGCACCGCGATATAGTCCCACACACTAACCCATTCCTTGCTTGGTGCGTATTTTAGTTTAGTTTGATAGCATTCTATCAAACCTTCCAATCTTGAAATGTTAACAAGAGTTAATAAAATGCAACGCTCTAATGTTTCATAGGAATTATTTTTTTCTATGCTATCTTTAAGCATTTTCAATTCCCACTCAATAAAATCAATTTTATTTCTTGCATAATTTTCAATTTTGATTATTTCACTTTGTTTCATTTTTTTTACCCCCTTTAAAATTAAAAGTATAAACAATCACTTTTTTGGAAGTGTTCTATTTGTCTTAACATGTCTTTACACATGGCTGTAGCATACCCCATTACAGCCGCCATGAAATCGTCGGCGGTGTCATATTCGTGTCTTTTGTGCTTTAATTCATTCAATGCAGCACAAAAGCAGTATTCAAACAAATTATGCTTATGCCCTTCTTCCATAATGTTTTCATCTTTTTTTTGCATTTCTTTTAATTCTTCTTTTTTCATTTTAAAAACCTTTCTTTTAAAGTCCGTAGACTATTTTTATTTCCGCCCTTGCTTAACAAAGACAATAACAATATATCATAAATAAAAAATTATTGCAAGCATAATGCACTTTTATTTTTTAAATTATTTTTTTGCAACTCCTAAAAAATACAAGTAAAATCTATCTTTTTTAATAATAAAAAAATTTTTAAAATTTTTATAAAATCACTAAAAAATTAACTAAAAATCATAAACCAAAGTAGGAAATTTTTGCTTGACAATTTTAAAAACTAGGTAGGAAAAAACCATCAAGCAAATTTTAACCATATTCACTACTTAGCACTCGCCCCCATAGACTGCTAATATCTCTTAAGTGTCAAGCAAAACTACTTGACAGCAAATATGGTTAGCAATGACTAACTAAATGCAATAAAATTGCAACAAAAAAGAAACAAAAAAGAAACAAAAAAGAAATAAAAATGAAATAAAAAAAAGTCTTTTAAAAGTTTACTATTACTAAACTTTTGGCTTACATTTAGTAAACCGATTAGCACTTCAACTAGATTTTAAGAAGTTAGCAATGACTAACTAAAAAAGTGTATATAATTTGATATTATAACTATTATTAGGGGGTATAATTTGAAATTAAAACCATTTTTTCCGCTCCAAAAACATAGTCAGCACTTCTCTCTTTCTCCCATTTTCCCTCTCTCCCTCCCCCTCACTTCCCCTCCTCTTTCCCTTATTTTTCCTATTCATTTAGGGTTTACTTTGGTTCTATTTTATCTCTATTTAGTATTTATTTTAGTAATATTTTAGTTTTCACTTTTACTCTTAGATAGTTCAAGAAATCGCTAGTAAATTAAAGATTTCTCTTTCATTTTTATTGGGTAATCTTCGAGAAACAAAGAAACAAAGTAGAAAATAGATATAAGATATGTTATATATACTATTTTGGCTTATGTAAAACTTTCCTAAATTTTTCTTTAGTTCCAGGTAAAGGACTAACTTAAGAACTCTTTAAAAACTAGACAAGATACTAATCAAAGAACTTTATAAAAACTTTCCAAAATCTAACTTAAGAACTTTCCAAAAGAAGATTAGAGAACTCTTCAAAGAACTTTATAAAGACTAGGTTAAGAACTTTGTAAGAAACAAAGCAAAAGATAAAAGTTAAGATTTTTAGAAATTTATTTTTGAACTTTTTCTTTTACAGAAAAGATTTAGAAAAGTTCCTTAAACATCTTATAAAAACAAACTTATCTAGTAAATTCCAAGATATTTACAAGAGTGATTAATTTATAGAAGAACATCAAGATATAATTTTCTTTTTGTATTCTTTTTTCTTTTAAAAGTAATATATAAATAGAATATAATAATAAAGAAAAGAACAAATACTGATTGGAAAGATAAAGTTCTTCCCCTAGTAGCCGAATGGCTACGTTCAGGGGGAAGAAGAGAGCCTCTCTGGCTCTGGAAGAGAGCCCTAGCGGCTTGAGCGGGTATACAACCAAAAAAGAAAGTATACAATTAGCAAAGAGAAAAGGGACAGCTAACCATTTCTTTTGTATAAGCTAAAAAATTCTACACGTGACTAAGTTTAGCCGATACAAAGAAAAAGTAGGCTTCCACTTTACCTCTAAAATATAAATATATAGGTAAGAAATTAAGTAAGATTTAGACAAGAAGAGAAGGAAATAAAGGGCTTATGTAAGGGGCTTATGCTAGTTATTTTGGCTCTAATTTATAACATAATTATATATATAACATTTTGTTGTTTTTTAGAGCCATTTTTTATCAGCTAAGACTCTTTTTTAGCGGTGAGTTAGCAGGAGCGGTTGACAAAAATCTTGCACGCTTTTTAAATAATTATAAAAATAAAAGAGCATTTATAGAACAATATTTATTTGTTTATACTATAATTCTTTTGTAAAAACAAATATGATACAATATATTATTATTTGTCTAATCTTAATAATTACAATAAAAATAGATAGAAAGGAGTTGATAAGATGAATAATAATATGAACAAGATTCAAAGCAATCTCTATATTAGTGATGTTATTAGTATTGAAGATATAGAGAGTTGGAAACCAGAACAGTTAGTATTAATCAATGCATCAACTGGTTGTGGTAAAACTTATTTTATAATGCATTCATTTGGTAAATGGTGCAAAGAACACGGGAAGAAGATTTTGATATTAACTAATAGAAATATCTTAAAATCACAAATGGTAAATGATGTTCCTGAAGATTTAGTTGATGTTGTTAAAATTTTAAACTACCAATTTGTTAGTGCTCAGGTTATGCAAACAAAGGGTAATGAATCTTTATCGGTGTTGAAGAATTATGATTATATTGTTTGTGATGAGTGCCATTACTTCTTTACAGATAGCACATTCAATAACGAAACAGACATTGCAATTGATGAAGTTTTAAAAGCTAAGCACGCTGTTAGAATTTTCTTATCAGCTACATCTGTTGTTATTGGACAATATTTTGACCAATTAGAAGAAGAAAAGAAAATAGCACCTATTAAGAAATATTCAGTGTTAAAACCTTTACAATATGAAAATTTATATAGATACAAGAACAATGAATCTATATTAACATATTTAAGAATGATACCAGCTAATGAAAAGGTTATAATGTTTTGTAAGAGTGCGGAGGAAGCTTATGAGAATGCTAAGGCGTTTGAAGGGCGTAGTGCTTTCATTTGTAGTAAATATAACACTAATGATAAATTTAAAAAGAAGTCAAATGATGTAATTCAAAAGGAAGTTGAAACAACATCTAAGTTTAGTTGTCAGTTTTTATTTGTAACTACCGCTTTAGATAATGGTGTAAATATTATTGACCGTGATGTTAAACATATTATTTGTGATGTAACTGACCTTGATACAATTCAACAATGTATTGGACGTAAGAGATTTATTGATGAAAATGACAAGGTAAATGTTTATATTAAACAAATGTATAAAAAGGGTGCTAGATGCCATTTACAAAAAATAGCACGTGCAAATGTTATTGTAGATGATTTTGAAACGATGAATATAGAAGACTTCGTTATGAAGTATGGGCGTAATATAAAGAATGGTGCTATCTACACACAAATAGATGAAAGCGGGCATTTACATTACAAGGTTAATCAAATACTAAAATTTAAACGTTATTGGGATAAAATATACTATAAGGCGATGATACTTTATAATTGTTCTTTCCCTAATGTGATTGCGTTATCAAGATTAATGCATATTGATGAAACTGCTTGGAAGAGTTTAGAAGATGATATGGATATTAAAAGCTTAGATAGTTATATTAGAAAGCTTGTTGGAAAGAAATTATTTAGTGAAGGCAAAAAGAATTTTATTGATTACTTACAACAAACTACTATTTACTTTGCTGATAAGCGTAAAACATTAGGAATGAAAACTATTAATGGATTTTTTGAAGACCAAAACTATCCTTACTATGTGTTATCATTTAAAGAAACACAAAGAAACGAAAACCGTAATAAGAACTATTGGGTAATTTTAGCTAAAGATGAGAGCGAAATGCCCAAGAAAAGAAAGAAACATAAAAAGAATGAGAGTTGATAAATAAAATGGAAAGCAGAAGGAAAGAAGAATACAATCGTCACGACCCATTTGAAGATTTTGAGTGGTTTATCGAAACAGACTTTGATGAAGATGATTGGTATGAAGAAGATAGAAATCTTAATGATGATGAGATTTTAGAGTTAGATGAAACTCAGGGTCTATATTATGAAGACCAAGAAGGCGAGGATTGATATGTTTGTTAAAGTTACAACAGTTCAACATTTTATCTCTTACTTACGAGAGATTAGCTAAGTGTGATTTCCATTTAGATATTACACTAGATGAAGCGGTGTATAATGATGAAATTATACAACTTGCTGATAATGAAGTGTTAAGAGCAATTAGAAGAATTACTAAACACCCTTACGACGAACATAAGTTTAAAGATTTATGGAAGTCTAGAGAGATTGTAATTAAACAAAAGAGTGGTAAAGAAAATAAGAGATTAGTTAAAGAACTTACTCGCTCAATTGAAAAGATGTTGTATATTCCAGAATATGTGTGTGTTTATACTGAAAAGAAAGCCAAGTATGGAAAGATAGGGAGAAGCGGCTTTTGGATAAACGGAGTTAAATATAGAAGATTGTTATGTAGTGCGGGACAAGCAAGAACGAATCGAACTATGTTTGTTAGTGAAAAGATTTATAAGGAGCTCCATAACATTTTAAAGAATGGGTGCCACGATGTTAAGATTGAACTTGCTAAGTGGAATGCCTATTATAGTTTAACATCATCTGCAACTTTTAGAGTTTCTGAACCAAGGGTTTGTGTTGTAAAAGATTGTGAAGTTGATAGACTAACTGAAGTTGAGTGGGTTACTGAATATCCTTCTAACGAACAAGAAGATGACATAGACACTAGAGAGGTAAATTTAAAGTTCAACTTATTTGATGGAATGGGGTTAATTAGTCCTGACAAAGCGATAGAGTGGGCTGGGGAATTAGAATTAGACCACACCCCTAGTGCATTTATTATAAGAAGTGCATTTGTTAAGGGATTAGTTGCTACGTTTGATTTTCATAAGTTTGCTAGAAAGTTAGAAGAACAAACTGGAGAAACCCCAATGCTAACTGATATTTATGGAAATCGATATAACCCTTATGAAATTGACATAGTATTATCAGAAAGTCAATTCAAACTTTGGAGAGGTTATAAATCTTGGGAAGAATACTGTGAGTGTTTAAAGAAAAGTAAAATACATTGGGGAGTAAGTAAGTTTACTCCTAAGATTGAAAAGGATTATATTAGAACTAACTACCAATTCTTACAAGTTCTTAATTTAAGCGATGAAGATATTGCTAATTTATGCCAACCTACTATTGATTGGTTAAATGGAATTAAGGGTGGAGATGTAGACCAAATGCAATTATATTTGTTAGGTAAGGCTGTAAAAGAGCAAAACCCTGAAAAGTTATGGCAAGGAATACAAGACCATTTTGTAAGAGCGTTGCTTTTAGATAAAAGATTAATTGCTGACCCCTATATTCAAAGTAGAATAGTTAATTCTCTAAATAAGAGAGTTGAAGAAAGTTACTTTGGAAAAATTTTAATTGCAGGAAATTATCAAATAATGGTAAGCGACCCATATGCTTTTTGTGAACATATGTTTGGACTAGAAGTTAAGGGGCTACTTAATAGAAACGAACATTTTTCACATTATTGGAATCAAAGGGGTGTAAAGGAAGTAGCAGCAATGCGTGCTCCTTTGACTTGGAGAAGTGAAGTTAATTTACTTAATTTACAAAACAATGAAGAAACTAAAGAGTGGTACAAATATCAAACCGATACAATAGTTTATAATGTATTTGGAGTTGATTGTATGTTGCACGCTGGCTCGGATTAACAAGACCAAAATAGTCCGCGTTTGTAGAAATACAGATGGAAAATATCTTTTTGAATTGCTGGGAAATCTTAAAGCTTCTACACCTATATGGAGCGTGAGCAGAAACAAGGTAGAAGATGGTAAGAAGAGTTTAAATGAAGGGGTCTATGACCTACTCTTCGCCTTAACAATAGATAATCAGCAGGGAAGTCCTAAATGGAAACCTTCAACGACTATCTCGAAAGAGAGTAGCTAACGCCAAGTGGAAAGACACCTAAACTATTTACAAATAGAATGGTGAAGATATAGTCTAAGCCGACATTATGAGAATGTGTTAAAGTATTACGAAAGTAACGGTAGAACTGTTTGACGGCGATGTAGTATGCACAACCTCTAACCCTTATATCATCAATGGAAGATATGGGGGTAATCCAGTTTCTTATGCTGTAAAGAAAGCAGAAAAAGTAGAACTAGATGAAAAACAACTTTATAAAATGGACAAACTAGCCTATAATACTAAAATAGGATTTATCACAAATATTTCAACATCTCTTTACGAAATTCAATCTCAATATAAAATTGGTTCTTTAGAGTTTGAAGAAATTAATAAGCGTTTAAAACTTTGTTGTAAACAGCAATCGGCAACTATTGATAATGCTAAAGGTGTTAAAACAAAAGAATTTCCTAAGTGGTGGTATAAATATAACAACCCAGAAAGATGTACTGAAAATATTAACACTGTTAATTTTAACAATAGTATCCTAGCAGATAAAAGACCCTACTTTATGAAGTATTTATACCCTAGTTATAAATTAGAATATCGTAAGTTTAGAAAGGACTTTGACAATTATGGTCTTATTGTATTTGGTAAAACTTACGAAGAAATAAAAGCCGAATACGAAAATTGCCCAACTGCTGAGTATAAAGAGTATTTGGAGTATTATAAACAAAAGAATCCGTTGTTAGAAACCAATGGAACTATGAATCGTATTTGTTACTATATGGAAAATCAATTAAAAGATTTTACAAAACTTAATATTGATAAAACAATCTCTAGTCAAAATATATTCACAATTTTGTTTAATCCTGAATATGAAATTGAAGAAGGTAGTGCTAAGTTTAATCAAATGTTAGACTTGCTTCGACAATATAATAATTTTAAAGTTAATAAAGCACTTGCTTCTAGCGAGTATAACACTTACGAACAATTTTACAAAAGTTTAAGAAAGCAAGCATTGGAACAAATATCTTCTAATATAGAAGAACTTGCAAATTACGCTGTGTATATTTGTTATAGTTACTATCCTAATAAACCGAAAGATTTTTTGTGGGACGTCTTTGGAAAAGGAATAGTAAAATATTTAATTAGTAAAAATCCACAAGTAGAACTCTTTAAATTAAAGATTGACCCAGAAGAGTTCAATTCTGATGATGTTAAATATTTGTATCAGCATTTTGAAAGAACCACTTTAAATCTTACACAAAAGGAGGAGTTAGTAAATGAGTTATAGTATAATTACATCTAACATCTTATGGCTAACTATGACCGAAAGTGAAGCTGTTAAATATTCAACAGCGTTGCAACAAAAGGTTTTAGATTATGCTCAAAAAATTAAAGGCGATGGGTGGGAAATATTCGCTTCGCCACTTACTCCCTATTTTGTAAAAAGAAAGGGACAAATAATCCAGTATGACAAATTTGAAAACTGGCTGAATAAATTAAAGAAAAAGAAATAGGAAGGAGTTGTTTATGTGCTTATTTTTAATGAAGAAGAACAATACAAAGAAATATTAAAGAACGGCTTTGCTAAGTTTATTAACATAAGAGACTTAACAATTCTTTCCAAATTCTTTTTAAAATCGGAAGTTTCTGCAGTTAACTGCAAAAAAGTTGAAAATTCAGAAGTTTTTGCAACGGACTGTCTACAAAGGGTTAAAAATAAACTAATCGCATTTTGTACTAATTGGGACAAAGATTTTAGACCTATTAAATATGATGACCGATTAAATAAGGCTATTCAATTAGCAATAGAGAATAAACAAATTTATCAAGATACAATTTCTTTTACATCACACGAACTAGATTTCATTCGTGATAGTAATTTAACTCTATGGGAACAAAAGTTATTATTTGTGTTATTTACGTTAGCAAAATGGCAACAACACAGATGGATATATTTGAACAGTGATAGTGCTATTCAGATTCGTGATTTAAAGCTCATTTTGGGGCTAAATTTGAAAGATAGCGATACCCTTGACTTATTACACTCACTATATAAAAAACGCAAAATAATAGTGCTTTTAAAGCCCATTTTAAAGGTTGAAATTAATTATCACGAAGAACAAAAATATCTTAACCCTATGTCTTATAAACCTTGGCAAGAATTTGGTCAAGAAGATAATAAGGTTTTAGAGTTTAGAATTGGTAGTGATATGAGTTTATATTTTGATAAAATTATTGGTGAAAAGATTTTTCAATGTGAATGTTGTGGAAAATTGTTTAAACCTGCTGCTAAAGCACGCTACGCTAAGCGATGCCCAAAATGTACAAAATAATTCCAATTTTCCATCTTAAATCATCACTTTTTCTCGATGATTACGCGACAAAATATTTTTTCACACTATAGGATAAGAAAGAGAACAATGTTTTCGCTCTATCTTATCTTAAATTTATTATAGAAGGGACTGATAAAATGAAGGAAAACAAAACAGACAGAGTGTCCTTGAAAGACATTTATCGTGAAGTTGCTCAGACAACAAATGTAAGCATTATAGACAGCCGAATTGTGTGTGAGGCTTTCTTAAACATCTTAATGGAAAAGCTTTTAAATTTTGAAACAGTAACATTAAGCGGTTACTTTTCATTAGAACCAACTGTTCACAAATCTAGACCAGTAGTTCAATGGGGAACTAATAAGGTGGTTACTTCTTGTGAGGCTCCACAAATTAAGTTCATACCTTGTAAACAACTTAAGCAAAGTTTAAGAGATAGTTGGAAAACTAAAAAAGCTCAATTAACAGCAATAGCAATAGATGACGATAATGAAGAGGAGGACGAATAAGATGATTGCGGTTACGGTAGAAGAATTTAGATATTTAGAAAAGAATGAATTGCTTGGCACTTATGTAGTTACAAGAAGACAAGGAAAGAGCAAACATAAGAAACATTATGTTGGCGAGGAAAATGCATATATTGTAAATTGGTTACGTAATAATGCTCACAGAACCAAGAACTATAGATTAGCACCACCTGCATACATTAAGGAAAAACCGCAAGTTGTAAAGGCTCGAAACATTCGTAGTTATTCAATGAATACAATAAACGCCTATATGGAGGATTAATAAGATATGAACGAATTAACTCGCCGAGAAGGTGAATCTGAATACGAGTTTTTCAAGAGAATCATCAAAGGCAAACTTGTAGATAAGACTATAACAGCCGATTGGGAAGACCTTTCTGAACTCCTTTTCGGCGAGGGAAATTGTTTTAACTCTAGCGAAGTTCGTAAAAGAGCTTATGGAGCGAATAGAGCAATTGACCTTATAGACAAAGAAGGTCTTGAAAAAGTCCTTTCTGATAGGGTAGAAATTCTAGATGAACTAACCCTAAAAACACAGGAGCTACAAAAGGAACGTATAAAACTGCAAGATACAAAAACGGCTCTCACATCGTTACTCCGTACTGAAGCGAGAAAAGAAGCCGTACACGAAGCAGTGAAAGAAGCAGTAGATAAGTTACCACCATTTGAAACACCAGTAGCTCGTTTTGTACCCCATAATGCAAAAGCAGGTGTACTATGCCTAGCAGACATTCACTTTGGGAAAGAGTTTATATTGTATGGTCTTAATGGAGAAGTTATTAATCAATACAATCCTGAAATTGTATATCAACGCTTATGGAAAGTGCGTGATTACGTTTTAGATATTTGTGAAAAAGAAGAATTAGATGTTATTGACATTGTAGAGTTAGGGGACACTATTCAAGGTGTTTTAAGAATGAGTGACCTTAATAAAGTTAAATATGGAATAGTAGATGCAGCCATAACTATTGCAAGATTTTTAGCAGTTTGGCTAAATGATATTTCCAAATATGTCAATATTAGATTCACAAAGATTTCAGGAAACCACGAAGAGATTAGACCACTTGGAACCAAAAGAGGGGAATTAGAAGAAGAGAATATTAGCAAGATAATTCTAGAAATGATAAGAATATCGTTGGAAAATAACCCTAACGTTACATTTACCGAAAATGTAATGTCCGATATATCCTTGCTAAAAGTTGCGGGACTCAATATAGTAGCTACTCACGCCGTAGACAGAGACCGCTTTAAGACAATTACAAGCTACGAGGAACAGTACGGAGTAAACATCGATTATATCATAGCGGGGCACGAACACTATGATAATAGTTCTAATGTCGGGAAAGGAAAATACGTAATCGGTGTTAGGAGCTTGATAGGTACCGACGATTATTCACGAAAGATAAAGAAATCGGCAGATGCTGGTGCTTTATTCTTAGTGTTTAAAGAAAATTATGGGAAGTATGCCACATATGATATCATAGTGTGAGTGAAAATTTTTGCAAGTTTTTTAAGAAATTTTCATAAAACATTTGAGTTTTATTTCATAAACGGCATATAATTAAGTGTAACTAAAAAATAAAAAAGAAAAACAAATGGTAACCTCTATTTTCTATTAATTTCTATTTTTTATTTTATGTGTATTCTATTAACATCTAATTTGAGTTACCATTAAATTTTCTAGAGTTACAAGTTTTACTCTCTAAGTATTGGGAACACTTAGTGAGGTGGGGCGAGTATCGCATATTACGGCAAAAGCGAGAATCGTGTGGAACGTTCGTGTAGCTAAGACCTATTCGGGCGTTCTTTTTTACCTACATAGAGTAATGTCTGTGTAGGTAATTTTTATTTTGGAGAGATGTAAAATGAAAAAATTTAAAAATATATTATTAAAGATTTTATTATTCTTAGTTAACATTTCTTGGTGCTTGCCACAAAACATAGTTGGGTTGGTAGTTTGGCTTTATTTAAAAGTTACTGGTCGAATTAAATTTGTAGAATTTGTTGATTACCCTGATGGAAGTACTATTAAGTCTTATACCTGGACAATACAAAGTGGTAGTATGTCAGTTGGTGAATTTAGGTTTATGTATGACTATAGAGCAGAATCCACTTATAAAACAGTTTTAGCACACGAATATGGTCATACCTTGCAATCTTATTTGCTTGGCTGGTTATATTTGCCAGTAATTGCTATACCTAGTATTTTATGGTGTAGTTGGATAAGTAATTGGAAATGTAATATTGGAAAAGAATATGATACTTTTTATACTGAAAAATGGGCAACTGCTCTAGGAGAATCATATTTATATCCAAAAGAGAAATAATAAAGTTTTATTGTAGAATTATTATTATAGAAAGGAGGGAGTTATGGGACGTTCAATTATTAGAAAACCTGCTGCTCCAGTTATTAAAACTCCTAAAGAACCTAAAGAGACTTATAGATGTATTAAGTGTCAAAAGGATTTAGCGGCGAGTAAGTTTTATACATTTACGCCAGATGGTAGAATAACACCTTATTGTAAAGAATGTTTAATTCGAATGTGTTTAAATACAAAAGGAGAGTTTGATTATTCTTTATTAAAAGAAGCAATGCAATTAGTTAATAAGCCAGTTCTTTATTCTAAGTTTATAGAACTTAAAAGTGATAAAGATTTAACCGAAGTAGAAAAAGCTCAAAGATATTTCCATTTTCTTACTTTAAAAATTAATCAAAACTTAACTTGGCTAGACAGTAAAGATGAAACTTATATTGATTCTATTCAAGTTGCTAAGATAAAAGCAGGCGTAGAAGAAGCACCTGCGGCTCTTTGTGTTGATGATGAATTAACTTACAAATGGCACACTAGCGATAAAGAAAAAATTAATTGGCTAGAGAGAGAGTTTAAGGAATGGGCAACTTCTTATGTAGTAGAAGGTAAAGCACAAAGAGAATTGGTACAACAAATATGTTTGTTAAAATGGGATATTGCTTCTTATCAACGTCGTGGGTTAGAAGTACCAGATGCTTTGTATAAGAATTTATCAAAACTACTTGGGGACGCTGGTCTTAAACCTATTCAAGAAACTGAAAACGGAGCCGACATAGGTCAAAGTTTTGGTATGATGATAAAGATGATAGAAGAAAATGAACCTATTTTACCTTTAACTACTCCTGATTGGTTTGATGAACTGCAATTAACTATTACAGGACAAATTGCTAAGATGATGGGTCTTCATAATAGCGTTACGCAAAAATATGAGGAATATTTGTCTGGCTACTCTGTGAAAGAAATTGAAGCGTTATTCAATGATACCGAAGATGAAAGTGATATAATGCTTGAAGAAGAACTTGAAGATAAACTTGCTGGAGAACAATAATTATGAATATAGCGAATTACCGTTCTCCTAATGATTATTACAAGGCTCTTTTGCAATTATTACCTATAAAAGAATTTAAGGGTAATGTAGGACTTAATAAACAAGACAAACAGTATAAGGCTGTATATAGATGGACACAGTATTTTAGGCGTTATCCAGCACAACTTGCTAAGTTGTATGGGTTACACTTACACCCATTTCAAGAGTATATCTTAACAATGTGGTTTAGAAATAACTATGGAATGTATATTGCAGCGAGAGGTCAAGGAAAAACGTATCTTATGGCTGTGTTCTGTTTATTAAAAATGATTCTGTATCCTAACATTAAAATTGTTGTAGCAGGTGGTGTAAAATCACAGGCTGCTAAAATTGTCACAGAAAAAATACCACAAATTTTATTACAAGCACCATTATTTAATAATGAAATTGCTGAAATTAAAAACAACTTAAATACAGTAGACTATAACCTTCGTATGCATAATGGTTCTTTATTGCATATTGTAGCAGCGACTGATAATGCTCGTTCTGGTCGTGCTCAAATTTTAATATGTGATGAATTCCGTATGATAAAGAAAGAAGTATATTCAACTGTATTAAAGAGATTTTTAACTGATTCACGTTTAGTTGGTTATAGATTTAAGCCTGAGTGGAAAGATTATCCACTTGAAAGAAACCAAGAATTTTTCCTTTCATCTGCTTATTTAAAGTCTAATTGGTCTTGGGAGAAATTACAAGCCCATTTAAAGCAAATGGTGAGAGGAAAGAAATATTCTTTAGTTGCTTTTCCTTATCAAATCTCAATTAAATATAAGTTGTTAAACCCAGAACAAATATTAGATGAAGCAGAAGAATCAGACTTTAATCCACTGCTATTCCAGATGGAAATGGAGTGTCAATTTTATGGTCAGTCTGATAAAGCGTTTTTTAAAGATAAAGAACTTTATGATAGTCGTAGGATACCTTATCCTGTTTATCCTAGGGCATATTATGAAAAGCCTTTGATAAAAGATAAGAAGTTTAGACCTGATTTAAGAAAGAATGGAGAAATTCGTTTGTTGTGTGTCGATATAGCGACTATGGCAGGTAAAGCGAATGACGCCAGTGCTTTTATTTTGCTTAGACTAATTCCAGACAAACGGGGCTACTTAAGGCAAGTTTCATATATTGAAACAATGGAAGGTGGACATACTCAAACACAAGCGTTAAATATTAATAGGTTATATTATGGTCTTGATTGCGATTATATCGTTCTTGACCGACAAAATGCAGGTATAGGTGTATATGATACACTTGTATTGCCTTTATATGACCCAGAATTAGGTATTACGTACGACCCTTTATGTTCTATTAACGATGAAGAAATGGTCGCTCGTTGCCCTTATAATGACGCTGAGAGAGTAATTTACACTATTGCTGCCTCTGAGTCTTTCAATGATAAGATAGCGAGAGAATTAAAAGATGCATTAATGCGACATAGAATTGAATTATTAGGAGATTCTGAAGTTGCACAAACTTATTTTGATTCATTCCCTAACTATTTTGAATTACCAGCAGAGGTAAAAAATACATTAAAATCACCTTATGATGAAACTGAAAGTCTAATTCTTGAGATGGTACAACTAGAAAAATCTTTTGGTAATACTTCGCAAGCTTATTTAAGATTAAAGACAGTAGGAAAAAATCGTAAGGACAGATATACTGCTTTAGCATATGGCAATTATATTGCTAATGAACTAGAACGTAATAACTTTAAACCAAGTGATAATTTAACACTTGTTGAAGGTTTTGCAAGACTAAATGGTTCTTCGTCTATTGGAGGACAAAGAACAAGTTTAAGAAATAAATTTATTATTTAAAGGAAGGAGGATATATGGCACAAAAAAAGAATAAACCAGCCACACCAGAACAAATCAAGATAATTGAAGATACGTTAGGCGAGAGTCTTCAAGAATTTGCTGCAAAAATGAGTGATAAAGCATATAGAGAAGTGTTTGCTCGCAATCTACATAAAGATTTACGAAGAATAGAAACTATTACAAAAGATAGTGCTGCAAAAGGAATGTATCAACCTATTCTATCTAATGATTATGTAAACAATATCAACTATTCTCCACTTCCAGCTACAAGTGATACGCTCAGTCGTTGGTTGTGTAATCCAAGACAATATGCCGATAATTTACGTAGTCTTAGTCAATATTTATCATATGTTGTAGGGCAATATAAAAATTTCCTTGATTACAAATGTGCTTTACCAGCATATAATTATGTGCTTACTTCCTTAGCTCCAGAAATTATACCTGGAGAAGAAAAGGTATTTAAAGAAGATTTAGCCAAAGTATATGATTTATTACGTAGATTGAACATAAAATATCAAAGTTCAAGAATTAGAAAAGCGTGTGCTTATGATGGTGTATATTATTGTTATATAAATAGAACTAATGAAAGCAACTATTTAATACAACTTCCTTCCGCTGCTTGTTATATTACAGCACCTTGGGGATACGGTTGGCGTTTTTGCGTAGACTTAGCGTATTTTGATAAATACATTGGACTAAAAGATGTTATTCCAGAATTAAGTGCTGCTTATGAGGCTTTTATTCAAGCAAGAGAAGCCGCTATTAGGGGTGAAGATGTTGTACCACAACAATATTATTTAATGCCAGTAGAAAAATCTTGGTGCTTTACATCAGACATTTTACACGCTGATGTAGTTCCAGAAGGTGCTAGTACAATGGGTGCTGCCTTAGATATTTTGTCTTACAAGAATGTTTTAAAAAATAAACTTATTTATGAACTATATAAGATTATTGCTTTAAAAATTCCTATGAAGAAGAGTGGCGACCAATTGGCTATTACGTTCCAAGAAGCACAACAAATGATAGAAGCAATTAAAGCCGAACTTCCAGAAAACGTTACTGCTTACGCTTCTCCATTTGATAGTTTAGCAATTCCAACAGACCAAGTAGATAATCTATCTTCTTATGTTAATTTAGGAACTGATAGTTTTTCATCTTCTAGTGGTATTCCACAAGCATTTTTAGGTGGCGATGATGAACTTCATCAAGGAAGTGCCTTAACAGTCGTTAATAATATTGAATTTGTAAAAACTTCTAAAGATTTTTACAGTCAAATTGAAAATTTTGTTAACTTCCAATTACAAATATTACCAACAAGATATAAATTTGCTATTCATATGTTTGGTAATGCAACAGAAAAAGAAAAAGAAATTAGTCTTTATGCGGGTTTAATTACAACTATGAATTTAAGTCCAGAGTGGGCATTAGCCGCTATGGGGTTAGAGCCATATGAGATTAAGTCAACATTACAAATGAGTGATATGCTTGGCACAAGAGATTTATTAAAACCAATTGTAACAGCATATAATGGAGCAGCAGCACAAAAATCAGCAGGACGTCCTCAAGAAAGCGAAGATGGTTCTACAAGTGATGGGGCTTCCATTCATAGAGACTATCAAGAATAGGGAAGAAAGGAGGACACGAAATGCAATTTGTAAACGAAAATACTAGACAGTATTTATCAAAGTTATTTTTACACGAATTTAGAAACGCATACATTTATTCTTATGTTTCTTCTTATCTTGCAACTATTGGACTAGCTCATTTTTCTGAATTCTTTAAAATTCGCTCTCACGAAGAATTTAAACATTCTGAATGGGTTAGAGAGTTTTGTGAAGAAAAGAATATAATGTTAGATTTTGGCAGTCCAATTGAAGGTTTTGATTACGACCTTAGTTTGCAACCTATTTCTTATTTTACTCAATTAGCATATGATGTAGAAATGGATACAAACCGTTTATGGGATTCTTTCTTTGACGCTGTTTATGTAGAAGGAAATTCCAGATTACTTATTAGTTTAGCCATTAAGTTCCAAGACGAACAAAATGAAGAGACTAAATGGGCAACTGATTTAATGGACTTAGCGGAGAATCTTGGTGATGACAAAGCCAATTGGCAAAAGTTTGATGAAAAATTTGACCCTTATAAGTACGGTGGAAAGTAATTGCTCTGGAGAAATTATATGAAAATAGTAGGTTTGACAAAAGAACAATTACAAGACAAAGAACAATTTTACCAATGTGGTAGTAGAAAACTATGTCATTGGTTAATGACCTCAAAACAAACATTTCCAGTTTATTCTTATGTACACACTAATGGTAAGACTATTAGTGTTTTTGTAATGAATAAAGAATTAAGTGAATATTTGCACGAGTGGTCAAATGCTAAAAACACAAAATTTGTAAAATAATAGAAAGGAGAAAACAGTGGACGAAAATCAATTATTAGAACCTACACCAACACAAAGTGTATTTCTTAATTTAGATAAGATTAAACTTCTAGAAGAAGATGATGACATTATGTTGGTTGACCTTTGGTTACTTCACGAAGGTCGCAATCGCAACAAATGTGATTTGAAAAAAGAAGTTATTGAAGAAGCTATTCCTTCTTTCTATAATAAGTTTATCGTATATAAATTCGATAATTCTTATTATCCAACAGATGTGGCAGAACATAACAAAAGCCTTAATGACACATCAATGAATATCGCTGGAATTATTCTTAAAGATACAGGATATAAATGGGTTAAGAAAAATGGCAAAAATTATTTAGTAATGTGCGGAGCAATAAGCAAAGTATATCAACCTATTCTTGCTAATATCATCAAGAAACGTGGTGGCAATATGAAAATTTCTATTGAAATATTACTTCCAGAAGATGATGTTAAGAATAAAGATGAAGATGGATATATCGTACCTTCTTTTATTAGACTAAGAGGGGTTGCTTTACTAGGACAAAATATCCAAGAGGGTATTGAAGGTTCACATTTAGATGTAACTAAATTTGCTCTAGTAACTAATTCATTCTTAGACAATGACAACGTACAAATTATTGAAAAGAAATATAATCCATTATTGAAAGGTACAGTTATGTCCCATATTGAAGATAATTCTAAGAAATTTATAAAAGATGAGAGCTCTGAAGGAAAGGAGGAAGGAACAATGCAAACAGTTAACAATTCTCTAAGTGCAAGAACTATTGAAGAAAAGATTTGGGTATTTTTAAAAGATTATAAATATAGTGATGGCGATTGGGAAGGTCGTAAATATTATATCGAAGATATTTATCCAGATGAACATTTTGCAATTATTCGTGATAATGAAACTGGTAAAATATATAAACTTCCTTATGAACTAGACGCTGATGGTGAAGAAGTTAGTATTGAACGTGATAAGATGTCTGCTTTAAAAGAAGTAGTTAAAAAAGAACATTACGTTGAAAAAGACCACGAAGACCACGTTATTCATAATGTTTATAATTTATTATGTAATGCTGAAGATTTTGGAACTGGCAGTGAAATTAAGATTGATGAATCTGAAGAAGCTGTTAGTGATACTCCTTGGGGAGAAGTAGACAAAACTGATTTAAGAAATAAGGTTTTAGAAGCTTCAAACTATAAAGAGCTTGTACATAAGGTATATGCCTTAGTAGAAGAAGGTTGGGAGGAAGCTCCTAGCGAAAAATTAAAATATCCTATTATGGAAATCAAAGGCGGAAAAGCAGTTTACAATAAAGGTGGACTTGCTAGTGCTTTAGGTTATGCTAAGAAAGAAAATGAAGAGGAAGTAATCTCTAAAGTTGAGAAAATTCGTGAAGAATTAGACCTTGACGAAGATTCAGACGATAAGAAAGCTGTTAAAGAAAACAGTTTAGAACCAGGTGACTTAGGTACTCCTGACGAATTTGCAACACGTATGGCTGAACTTCAAGAAGCTTTAGCAAAATCAGAAGAAGAATGTGCTTCACTACGTGCTTCTCTAGATGATAAGTGTAAAGAATTTGAAGAAGTAAAAGCAAAATGTGATGTATTCGAAAGAGAAAAAGAAGTTATCTCTATGAGAGAGTTCCTTGACAAGTATTCACGATGCTTTGATGAAGAAACTATAGAAGAACTTAACAAAAAGACAGAAGAAATGTCTTATTGTGATTTTGAAAAATTAGTTAAAGATAAAGTATGTGAATATGTTGCAAAATCACAAGATGGTAAAAAACAAGGAAAGGTACAAGAAGATGAAGATGACCTAACTGCTGGTCAAGAAGACAAGGCTAAAAAGGCTATTCAAGGCGGTTATGGTTTTGAACCACTACCATTCTCTTACACTTTACCTCAATCTAACAATGGTAATGATACTATAACTAAAGAATCATTATACGAGCGTTATGCTCACATATTTGACAAATAAAAATAAAACACATAGTTACAAAATGATAACTATAATTTAACAAAAAAATCTAAAAGGAGAAAAAATAATTATGGCAAATTATGTTGCTTATCCTGTAAAACGTGTTCCTGATTATTTAATTTTTAACGCCGTAGTTCCTACTGGCGAAAAATTCCACATCGGCACTGTTGTTGAATTAGAATCTATGACAGGTGCTGGAAACTGTAATGTATGGACAGTTACTAAACCTGCTGCTACTGCTAAGCACGTTGGTTTAATCATTGCTGCTGATTTTGAAACATTAGCAGATGGTAGACGTCCTGCTGGTAATCCAGACTTCACAACTTATGAAATTCCTGCTGGTTCAGTTGTTACTGTTGTAATGCTTGAAAAGTTTATGGAATTTGAAATTTCTAAAGACATTTTAGCTGACCAAACTAATGTTGCTGCTGGCAATTTCTTAGTATGTAACGGCTCTTACTCACTTGCAACTGCTGCAGCTTCTGCTGGCAATCCTGTTGAATTAAAGATTTTCGCTGATGGATACTTCCGTAACGGTGGAAACGCTGGTGCTGGCTTTGTTCCTACACTATTTGTACGTGTTGAATAATTTAAGAAAGGTTAGAAGGAAGGAGAAAACTCTATGAAAAACACTAATATTAATGTTTTAACATTTTCTGGCGAAGAATATGCAGCACCTCTAGCACTTGCTAATGGATTAAAAGACATTATCAAAGCTGCTGCTTATACTCGTTATGGATATACTAATATGGTTCAAAAATTCTCTCTTGACAATTACAATGAAGAGATGAATAAAAATAAAAAAGCAATTCTTGGCTATTGTAAAGAAGTATCTCACGTTATTGCTGATTTCTCAACAAAAACTGGACTAGCTGCTGCTTTCGATAACTCAAATTTCACAACAATGTTCAACTCTATTATAGCAACAGCATTAAGAGGCGTTATGGTTGAAGCCGTATCTCCACAATTAAATGCTTTATGTAATATCGTAACAGTTGACCTTGGTGATTCTTACACTTGGGAAATCGATACTAAAGGTTTACCAATTGCTCAAAGAGCTTCTTATAATGACAACGTAGCAATTTTAAGAGGACACGCTGCTGGTAGTATCACTGTTAAACCAAGACCTTATAGCCTTGGTACAACTATTGACTACATCAGAATTTTAGCTAATGACTATGACCTAGGTGCTGAACTTGCACGTGTACAATTAGGTATGTTATATGCTCAATATAAACTAGTTGTTAACACAATCTTTAATAGTGCTAATATCGTTGATACTGCTCTAGTAAGTGCTGCTTGGAATGCTACTACATTCGTTCAATTAGCAAGCGATATTAAGATGTTAAATGGTGGTGCTGGTGTTACTGCTTATGGTACACTTACTGCATTTAATAAGATTAGTGCTTTAGCTACAACTGGCGGATATGGTTTCGTATCACAAGATGAAATCATCAGAAATGGATACCTTGGCAAGATTTATGGTGTAGATTGTGTTGTTATTGACCAAGCTACTGACTTCTCTGCTCCATTTACAACTGCTAACGCTGCTAACTTACGTTTAGTTCCAGATAACTATATCGTTTTATTAAGCACAGTTGGTGATAAACCAGTTAAACTTGTTCGTGAAAACTATGTACGTGTTAGAATGATTGAAGCTATCGACAACTCTCTAAACCGTATTGAATACAACTACTTTATGAACTTCGACGCTGGTTACGCTACTCAATGCCATTACGGCTTACAAGCTACTAACTAATAAGTAGTTTATAACTTAGACAACCCGTTATAATATAACATAAAATAGGTCTTCGTCATATGGCGTCGTATGATGTTTTAGGCGAAGACCTATTTTTTACTAATAGAAAGGAAATTTATAGAAGTATGCCAAATACAAATCCAATTATAGAACAAAAACCAAAACGTAAATCTAGTGCTAAAGATGAAAAAATCCGTCAACTCGAAGAGATGATAGAAAATAATAATAAAACTATTCAAGCCTTACAACAAATGTTACTAAATATGCAAGCAGGTTCAATGGCTCAACCTACAGCATCAGGATATACTGATGAAGAAGTTGAAATGATTGGACATTCTGTCTACCCAGTTCGTTTAGGCACACCAGATAAAAGAATCGATTATGAATTCCCTAATGGCGATGTTAAAAATGTTAGCGTAGCAGATTTAAAAGAGTTATTAAAGGGCAATGTTTGTAACTTAAAAGGTTTATTAGAACGAGGCGTTATTTCTTTTATTGACGAAGAAAACTATGAAAAATTCCATATCAGAAAGTATACTATACTATCTGAAGATTATTTTAAACATTGGTTATTAGAAGAGAGTCCAGAAAAAGCAGTTGAAGAATTTAATAGATTCACTAATAATAAGACTGATTTTATTGCACTTCATCAACTTGTTTATGGACTCGGCTATATTCTAATGACAACTACGACATTTAACAATTGGAACTATAATTCCAGAGTTAAAGTTGAAGAATTCTTCGGTCGTAAAATGGAAGATGTTATTTCATCTATAAAAGCCTATGAGAATCGCCCACAATAATATTGTGAGATAAGAAAGGAGAGTGACAGTTTTGGGAACAACTTTTGATGATATATACTGTCAGTCAAGATTATTAAAACTTGAGAAGGTTCTCTCTTCGCTCCCAAAACCTATGTATTATTCTCTAAATTTTAGATGGCTTAGATATGCAATTTCATTATTTGAATTTGATATTATACCACAATCTAAACTTACTGAATATACTCCTTTTTGGGAAAAAGATTTCAACTATGTGGGAGATGGAACCGACACAGAATTTGCCGTTCCTTATTACGATGTACCTAATTCATTGCAGATTGGGGACAATGTAAAAGGAAAAACAATATACTTTAATACAGCTTTAACATCTACAAACTTTGGAACTGTTTTTAAAAATAAGTTATTAACTTTTGTAGGTCAAAAAGATGGCACTGTATATTCAATATATGAATTTAATAATGATGGCGAATTACAAGTAACAAAAACGCAAAATAGAAGTGAAGAAACACTAATATCTTTATATCGACCTACAGTAGGTTGGGTTAATGATTCTTTTACTTTACCAGGTGACCAAGATTACATTGTAACTAATGCTAGTACGAACGATATTGCTCAACGCATTTTTGGTATGCTAGCCTCTTATAAGCCATATGTATTATCTACATATGTAGGCGTGAGAGAATATCAAGATAATTCTGTGTATGTAGAATCTACTAACTACAGTTATAAATTTCAACAAGACTACATTCTTTATACGTTTAATACAGCACCAAGTAACTTGAGTGATATTTGGATTTCTCCATATATTTCTGGTCAATTTGACAACGTATTAACTGAAAGAGAAATTACAATTCTTGCTGAAGGTATGGTAGTTCCATTCCTTGAAGAAAATAAAAATAATGCTAAATTATCTCGTACATTCATTTATGGTGGCTCAACTAAGATGTATAGTACAGCTAATTTACTTGACAAGAATATTGCTAGTGCTGACGACCAACGTAATTGGGTACAAAGTTTAATTAGTGAATATTCTTATAAAATGCAATACAACACACAAAACCGTTTAAAACCTCTAGGAACCACTTGGCACGGCAGGGGTAGGGGGTGTTAGGTGAAATATCCAACATCTCATAATTTACAACCTTGTAGAGAAAGAATAAATTACATTAAAAGTATTGATTCTACCGCTGAAGATAATTTAGTAGATGAAATCAAAGATAGTTTTAAAGATAGTTTATCTTATAGACAAGTTTATAAAAATGAAATACCTGAAGTGAAATATGACACGTGGATATATAATGGTAATAAACCAGACCAAATTGTTGGTTGGAAATATTTAGTTTCCTATCCTTATGATAATGTACAATTTGAAATAGGAGATATGATTTATTGGAATTATAAAGACCACGATAGCACATATTATCCTTGGTTAATGGTTTCTTTAGATACACAACATTATTATGATGTAAAAGGGCATATTGTTCTTTGTAATAATGTATTGGAGAGATACAAAGATGGCGTGCTAGTTTGGTCTTATCCGTGTGTCTTTAATAATAATATGAGTAGCACTGGACTTGCTCAAAGTTCTGAGGGTGTCCCACAGGCTCAGGCTAACGCAGTAGTACAGGCTAGAAGAAACGAGTTTACTTCAACTATCGACATAAATGACCGTTTTGTGTTTAATGGAGGCACTTTCCAAGTAACACAAATTAACGACCATATTGCTCCAAATTATTTAGAGTTCTACTTTAAATACGTTCCTTCTATGGAAGAAGCCGTTGTCACACAGGAAAGTAAAGTATTAATAACACCACAAGTTCTTAATGTACCACTTAATGTTGCACAAACATATGAGGTTTATAACTATATCAATGGTGAGAAGGCTGCTGATTCGTTTGAAATAGTTATGGATATGAGAGGACAAGACGACAGTGATATTACTTTCGCTACTACGGACAATTCTTTCACAATTAAAACTACTCGTAAATACCCGTTACCAATTACAATTACTTGTTCAGACAAAACCACTGCTGGTGTTAAGCCAGTTACAATAACAATTACACTAGGAAATAAATGGTAGGTGAGAATATGAATGATACAATTTATAACATTCCGTCTAATTTGTATAATCAATTTGCACAAGCCGAAAATATTTGCGAATGTATTGTAAATTTCTTGTTCGACAGTCCTAACGCAAAGAATTTTTGGAAACTACTCTATTATCCAAGCCGTGATTGCTTATATAAACCTGACTTAACTGATGAACAAAAGCAATCGATGATTTGTGTCGACCCAACTATCGATGGTTCTACAGCCGAAAAGAACATAATCTTTCAAAAAGACATTGATGATGGGTTAACACTTAACATACCACAAGTGAGAATTTATACTGGAGATTTAATTCCTATTAATGATTATTCAGGAGCAATTGAAATCCTTATGGAAATTGTTGTTCCAAATAAACTTAGTTCAGGAATTATTACAGATAAGACTCAAGTGGGAGATAGAGCTTATTTAATTGGTAGAGAGATTCAGCGTAATATTACACATACTATAATACCTGGTAGTGGAACTAACTCTAAAATCTTTATGAATAGAGAAGCTCCTGCAAGTGTAGGAAGACAGAATGGGTGGTGGAGAAATACTGCCAATAAAAACTATTCTGGCTATTTCTTATGCTTTACTGTACTTTGTTAATAATAAAGGAAAGGGTATTATAGAATGCTTGATATTATAGAAACACCTGAATACAAAGACTTTGTACAAGTTGCACAATATTTCTACGGAACTAAAGAATATTATAGTTTTTTCTATGCTAATAACTATCCAGTTGCTTATATGAAACAAACAGGTATAAAGACAATTGAAGAAGATGATGGTGTAGGAGGAACTAGGCAGGTACAAGTTCCAGAGTTTAAAACTTATTATATTTATCCAATTCCTATAAGTCTATATGAGGTCTTAGGTGGACTTATACCAATGGTGCTAAATCTTGACGAAGAGAAAATGCAAGGGAGCAATCCTGAAACTATCAAAATGTCATATTTAGATTTTCTATTGTATAAGACTATTAAAGACAATAATCAAACTTTATTCTTCTTATTATGGGAAGTTCTTAGTCAATGTTTACATTTGGCAAAAGATAAGATTGATATGAATACAGACGATAGTGGGAAACTGCATTTTTATTTAGATGATGTAGAAATTGAACCTGAAGAGTTTGACGAAATAAGAAATATAATTCTTGAACAGAATAATATTGAAAAGGTAGATTTATCTATCCACCCTTCAATTCGTCAAAAACTTAAAGAGGTTGAGGAATTTAAGCGTTCGCATAACAAGAATAAGATGTGTTCGTTTGAAGACCTAAAGTATCGAATTATGGCAAAAACTGGCATTTCTTTTGAAGAAATAAATAAGATGAGCATAAGACAATTCACTAAGTTATTAGAGAGTTGTGAAGTTCTATCTAATTATGAATTAGAGATGATATTATCTCCTAACCTAGAAAAGAAAGACCAGCAAAACATAAAACATTGGCTTTCAGATATTTCTAAGAGCAAGAAAGAAACTATTGAAGAGAATAGTATCGAGTTTGAAGAAATGAAAGCTAAATTATCAATATAGTAAAATACTATATATAATAATGCATTATATTACATATTTAAGAAAGGAAAACAAAATGAAGAAATTTTTAATTGGTGTTGCCGATGTCAGACTTTATGCCGATGAACAATGCACTTCTTTAGTAGCAAGTTCAAAGACAATGTTAAACAACACAGTTGATATTACAAACTCTGCTGTTGACATTCAAGGTGGTAAGGGTAACAAATTACAAAAACGTTTCTTTACATCAGCTATGATGAACTTAACTCTTACTGACTGTCGTTTTGACTTAGGTATGATTGCTGCTAACGTAGGTAGTGAAATTGCTTCAAGTTTTACAGTTCGTAAAGAAATGAACGTTACATTAAATAATTACGTTGGCACATTAACTGGTGTAACTCCAGTAGGTGTTAACGGTGGTGCTGCTGTTGGTTACGTTGAATACGATGGAGAAATCTTCGGTGAAGGTATCGCTCTTGCTACTGCTGGTGATAATTATACTATCACAGTTCCTCAAAGTTGGGGTATTCCAGCAAATGCTTCTGTTTGTGTATCATTTAACGCAATCGATGATTCAGCACGTTATATTACAGTTCCTGCAAACATTATTCCAAAGGTTGTTTATGCTGTATTAGAAGCAGACCTTGCAAGTGATGAAGCAGGCGAAGGTGTTATTGGTCGTGCTACAGTTGTAGTTCCACGTTTACAATTAAGTGGTACTCAAAGTCTTGCTTTAACAAGTGATGGATATGCACAACAAGAACTTACTGGTTCTGCATTAGCATTCACTCCAAGTGGAACTGCTCAACCTTGTGGAAGCAAAGAAATTTATGGATATATCGTTGAAGAATTAAAGAACGCTGCTTGGTATAGTGATGTTAAGGCTCTTATAGTTTCTGACTTAAAAGGTGCTTCTGGCGACGCTATTCCAGTTGTTGTTTATGCATTTAATGGTCAATATTCATTCCTTTTAACTAATAAACAATTAGATGATTTGACTATTACTGGTAGTGATGGTGTTACTTACACTAAAGCTGCTCATACAGTAAGTGCAACTAAAGCAGGAACAATTACTGCTAAAGTTACATCTAAGCCTGAATTAGTTGGCGTTGGAAATATTACAATAGGATAATTAATAATGTAGGATTAGATATTTTAACTAATCCTATGTTTTTTAGGTTTATTTATTTTAAGGTACTTGCTTTCAATAGATAAACGTACAAAACATAGGATTGGAACATTTAGAAAAATATCTAATAGGCAGAAACTGACAAAATAATTTTAGATTATATAGTCACAAATTTGCAATTAATTTTTCTGAAAGGAAATTATAAAAATGTTAAGAAATGTAAAATTTGCTACAACTACTGCAAATCAAGATATATTATCAATTCCAGCCGTTAAGGCTTCTATTTGTGAAAGAATGGGTTGGAAGAATTTAAGCGTGGCTGAAAGGGACGCAAGATATGTTAATCTACTTTTAAGTGGAATGAAAATATCTTTTACTCTTTTATTTTCTGCAGACAATACTGTTTCTGTAAACGGAGGAATTCCTAATGCTTTGATTGAAGCGGTTGCTTATGATAGTGGAAGTTATATTCCTGTTACTAAGTCAATTGTAATAGGTACTCCTGACGCTAATATTGTATTTAGTTACGATATTCAATAAATAGGAGGTCTATTATATGGCTAATAATTTAAGTTTAGGTATGGTCATAGCCCTAATTAAAAAATTAGGTGGAGGCGGTGGAGATATTGATAAGGCTATCGCTGATTATATTGCTGCTCATACCAATATTGCTGATGGAATTGCTGGGTTAGACGCTGCTGGGCAAGTGGCTCCTGCACAATTACCAGACCGAAACCATCAATTAGTTTTACCTTATGTTGTAGAATTAACTAGCGAAGAAATGGCAAACGCAATAGATGACAAAACTGAAGATTATGGCACTATTGCTATTGGTCAAGTCGCAACCCCTACTACTAATGATGTATTTGTAGTAGGGCATTTATATCAATATGTATCTGAAGAAGGCGTATATAATTGGAATGATTTAAGTGATAGTTTTCAAGCAAAGAACTTATCATTTACTAATACATCAGTTGCCGCTTCTTTATTTGCTGATGATACAACTTATGCTGATTTAGGTTTTAGTTTTAAAGCCACAATTCCTCTTACAGGAGTTACGCAAGCAATGTATCCTATTGCTTCTTTTAGTTTAGTTGACGCTATGAGTGGAAATTATGCTCCAACAGTAGAGTCTTATAATGGCGGTATATACATTTGGGCAAAAACTAAGCCAGACACAGCCTTAGTTATACCTAGAATAGAGGTGATTAGATAATGGCAGTCGGAATTACTAATTGTTTAGTAGGAAGTAGTGAAAATACATTAAAGAATTTATTAGATGCTACACAAAGTTGTTATTATTTATTTCGTAACTATAAAGGAACTTCTATTGATGATTTGATTACTTATAATGACACAAGTAATGTTACTAATATGTCTAATATGTTTAATAAGTGTTCTAGTTTAACTACAATACCACAATTAGACACTAGTAAAGTTACTGATATGTCTTCTATGTTTTATGATTGTAACTCATTAACTTCTATACCTTTATTAGACACTAGTAAAGTTACTAATATGTCTTATATGTTTGGATATTGTAGTAAGTTATCAAGTATCCCTTTATTAAATACTAGTAATGTTACTAATATATCTTCTATGTTTTATGCTTGTAAGTCATTAACTTCTATACCTTTATTAGACACTAGTAAAGTTACTTTTATATCTGGTATATTTAGTGGTTGTAGTCAGTTAACTACCGTTCCTGCATTAGATGTTAGTCATAGCAATAATCTGAATAGTATATTTAGTGGTTGTACTTCTCTTAAATCTATTTTAATGACGGGAATGAAAGTATCGTTTGACATTTCTGCTTCTACCCAATTTGAAACAGATGACATAGTAACTATTTTAAATAATCTTGCTACTATTACAACTCCACAAACACTAACAATGGGTGCTACAAATCTTGCTAAGTTATCAGACGAACAAAAGAAAATAGCAACCGATAAAGGCTGGACTCTAGCCTAAATTTTATTTTTAGAAAGGAGATAATATGTATAAAATTCTTTCTCGACCTAGCCAAAACAATTTTGTAACCGAGTTTATCTGCGATACAGAAGAAGATTTACCAATCATAGTGGCTTCTGAACCAGGAATACGCTGGGGTTCAACTTGTTATGTGGCAGCGTCAAAAACTTTATATGTTCTAGATTCTTCTTTGCAATGGGTAAAAGCCTAGCATAGGAGGTATTTATGAACATAGTTGATATAAAAAAGATACAAAAACTTATAGGTAGTGAAGGGGGAGCTGCTATAGTAGTGGACTCTCTTCCTACTGAAAATATAAAACCTAACGTAATTTATGCTGTGAAGAAAATAGATTATTATACTTCTTTTTACGGATTACACATTTCACCTTTAACTTCTATGAGTGATGTAAATACTAGTGTATTAGCTGACCTAATGCGACAAAATGGTTGGAAAAGCGGTGAAATAACCGAAGCATTATTTGGTGGTATATTAATGATGGGATTATTACCAGAAAATTTAACAAAAATTAGTAATTTTGAAGGTCATTTTATCAACGAATATGCTGACAATTTATTTAAGTTAAGAACATATATTGCTGACGCAGGAGTAGATTTTGACAAATCATTTGAAAAATTAGATGATTTATATCAATATTTATTCTCAAAAGAATATGCTCAATCAGCTGGATTGTTCACACAAAACTTTACTAATACTCAAACAAAATTAAGGGAGCATAACTTTGTATGGTCAGAACAAGCACTTCCTGATTATCAATTAGGAGTAGTATTTACACCAACGTATGAATATTATATTTATAATGGTGAAGAATGGAAGAATGTAGACGACCAAATTGTTGTAAAACAAATAAATAGTTTACAAGGTACCATTACTTTTACAGAAGAAGAAACTTTAAAACTCGCACAAGGTGCAAAATTATATGCATTACCTTATAGCTATGGCTCTCCAATATTTATTGATTGTATAGAAATAGGAAGACAATCTGAAATTAAAGATGGAAAAGCTAATATATGGGCATACTATAAAATAGGTTTAGCTTTTGACCTAGATGGTACTACTTATACTGAATATTTAATAAAGATTATAACTTCTAGTACTGGTACAAAAGGTAGCGTATATTGTCAACTTGGAACTAGACTTAAATTTTGGAGAGACGATATAAGTTCTGATGGATGGAAAGAAGTAACAGATGTACCTGGATATAAGTATGGATATTTTGTTGAGCAATGGGGAGTACAAGCAAAATCTATAGTAGAAGTATATTTTGAAATTGCTGACGCAGCAAGTGGCAATTTTGCTCCATTTGTAAATACTAATCCTGATAGTTCAATAAGTTCAGGTGATTATGGATTTGTAATTTATGCCAAAGAAAAACCAACAGGTATGATGTCTTTCAGTTATGATGTTGAATTTTAGGAGGTAAAAATTATGCCAGGAAAAACAAACGCAGTAAGTGGAGGAGGAGCCTCTACAATAAAAGTAGCAGGTTGTTGCCCTGTTTATTTAACTTCTAATATTAATTGGACTGATGAAAAGAAAAACGCCATTATAACTAAGCTAAGAGCTCTATTGGCACAATATGAAGCCTTAGGAGTTTCAATATATCAAATTACAGGAACAGGTAGTGTTGGTTCAGTTCAAACGAGTTATCAAAAGGTTACATCAAGTGAGTTATCTATGGATTATGATAGTAACTATCTTTATATAGGAGGTGCTCCAGTGAGTTCAAACGTCGGACAAATCATTGGTTATACTGCAGGTCTTGCAACGTATTATTTAGAAGCACCATCTAGTTTAGCAACACAATTGACTGCTATTTTAAAAACTGTATGGTCTGACCCTGAAACTTCGGGTGTTTATAGTTTATATGCGACTATTACTTGGGGAGCAGATTATACCTATGCAAATGTAGGAAGCGGTTTATCAATTCCTTATATGAGAATGTGGATTAGTGATTAAATTTTAATTTATAGAAAGGAATACTTATAGAATGAAAAAATTAAAATCAGAGAGTTTTGCTCAAGATATTAAATTTGAAGATATTATTAGTCTTGAAGAACTTAATGAAGATTTATTTACCGAATTTAAATACAAAGGAAAAACTATTATAGTAAAAACATTTTTAATGCCAGAAGAAGTTAACGAGTTAGTTAACTATTGTATTTCTAATTTCTTTGAAGATTTCGACCCAGAGAATTTAGAAGTTAATAAACTTCCAGCAATAAAATCTATTTTTGATTTATTAGTTTTGCGATATTCAGCTAATGTAGAAATTGATTTTGATGACCCTGAAGCTAAATATCTTCGCCTTTTATCTTCACGCTTTTTACAAGATATTTTAAAACTTGTAGAAAATAGAGAAGAAATCTGGCATTTAATAGAAGAAACTATTAATCATCAAATTACTATACATAGTTTAAATCTTGTAGCTTCACACATTCCAACATCAGCCGAACTAGATTCTAGTATGGAGCAAATGGGAGCAACTCTTGAAGCATTAAAGAAAAGTAATCCAGAACTAATAGAACTTTTAATTAATAAGACAGTTGCAGAAACTACCAAACAAGCAGCAAGAGAAGAACGTAAAACTCAAAAGCCAAAACCTTCTGTTGAAGAAACTACACGCTTAGAGAAAATACGTAAAGATGTAGATTCTGCTGTTGAAGGTAGATAAAAGGTAGATAAATAGAAATAAACTTTTATAAATCTATAGGACTAAGAAAAACAATACTCTTAGTCCTATTTTTTACTAACCTATTTTATTCTTTAAACTGCTTTTTATTTTGCAATTTAAGGCTTAAAAATAGGCTATTTTTGAAGTTTTGAAGAAAGGATTTATAATTTATGGTGGTGTTTAAAAACCATTCAGAATTTGACCGAATTTTCGGCTCGATGTTTTTATATACTGTGATGTCTAGCGTTTTGGATTCTGTTATAAAAGAGTTTAAAAAGAACTTCAAAAGTAGAAATATTAATGTAGATGTTTTTAAACAGTATATAAAAAGAGAAATTATAGTTCATAACAATAAAAAAGTTGAAGGTTTTATTTATATAGATACAACTCTTTTACAACTACAAGAAGAAGCAGACGCAAGTCCTGCAACTGGTGGTTGGTCAAGATTTAAGTTTACGTATGACGCTAGTGAAAATTATGGAGATTTTCCTACGGCTGGTGATAATACAATTAATGGAAAGTATGTATCTTGGCATATGATTAAATGGCTAGAACACGGAATGACTATCGACCCAAATTCGCATTATCGTGGTAATATGGCGAAAAGAATCCGTGGCAAATTAATACCTAAACCTTGGAAAAAAGTAGGAATGTTTGAGAAAACCTATGAATGGGCAAAGGCAAATTATGCTACACTATTAAACAAAGCATTCAAAAAAGTTGGTTGTATTCCAGTTGGTCAACCTGGTGGACAACCAAGATTACATAATAAATAAATTAATTATTGAAGAAAGGAGGTATATGAGGAAATATGGCTAATAAAATAACTGGCACTAATTATTATATATCCAGTGGAATACAGATTACTACAACTGCTCAAGATATTCAAGAACAACTTAATAAACTTAGTGCAGATAAAGTTTTGGCAACTGGAATTCGACTTAAGTTTAGTACTACTGGGTTACGAAGTGGTTTTAATACAGCAATTAGGAATGTATTAAAAAATTCTAATTTAGGTTATATGGCAGGACTTGCTCCAGGTAGTGGCAGTGGTGGAAGTGGTATTGCTAGTAAAGTAGCAACTCCTATAAGTCCTATTGATGGACTTAATAAAGATGATGTTTCTAAGATGGGAATTCTTGAACAATTTTCTACTACTAGTAGATTTTCTTTAAAGAAACCACCTTCAGTTACTGAAATGTATAAATATCAGCAAAATTTAAATACCACTATTAGAGCCACTTTTAAAGAGGGACAGGGGTTAATTTCTTTAACTAAAACTCTTACTACTAGAGCAAGTGATACTACTAGAAGATATGAAGAGTTAAAGATTAGACTAAATAATTTACGTAAAATTGGCAAACTTTCTAAAGTTCAGTTTAGACGTTTTACTGATGAATTAGAGGCTACCAATCAACTTACAGGCAAAGATAAACTAGAAGCATTAAGAAAAATTCAAACAGAACTTGCCGATATTAGCAAACGCAGTCAGTCTTGGCTTGGTATATTTAAGCAGAATCTACAAAAGTTTACATCTTGGATAACTATTACTGTTGGTTTCTTTGGTATTATTAATTCTATTAAGAAACTAGTAAAAGAAGTGAAAGCCGTTGATGATGCAATGGTCGAACTTAATAAAGTTGCCGACCTTTCACAAACGCAAATCGCTAAAGTTCAAAAAGACGCAAATGCTTTGGCTTCTAGGGTATCCACAACTGCTGACGAAGCGTTAAGAGCGGTAGCACAATTTAAAAAGGCTGGTTATAGTTTAGACCAATCGTTTATCTTAGCAGAAACTGCTTTACGTACTGTTAATGTAGCAGATGGAATAGAAAATGCAGAAGATGCCGCAACTTCTCTTATTGCAATCTTAAGAGGTTTCAATATGGAGGCTACTGAAGTTGGTCGAGTTCTAGACGTATTAAATCATATATCTAATAATTTCGCCGTCGATGTTAATAATTTAACTGACGGTATGCAAAGAATATCAGCCGTTATGGCACAGACTGGAACTTCTTACGAAGAAACTATTGGTCTTTTAACTGGTGGCTTTGAAATTTTAAGAAATTCTGAAGTAGTCAGTCAAGGTCTAAATACAATTTCACAAAGAATGCGTAGAGTAACTGAAGATGGACAAGACAATAGTCAAGTAATATCTAAGATAGAAGAAGGTTTGTATAAATATACTAGGGGAGCAGTTTCAGTTTACGACAAGCAAACTGGAGAGCTTCGTTCTACTTATGATGTATTAGCTGACCTTGCTACTGTGTGGGATACTTTATCATCTTTATCACAATCTTATATTACTGAATTGTTAGCTGGTAATAGACAAAATAAAGTTTTAGCAGCTATTATGAGCAACTGGGCAAATGTTCAAAAAGTTGTTGCAGAAAGTGCTTATGCTTATGGCTCAGCTAAGGAAGAAGAACAAAAAGTTTTACAAAGTGTTCAAGGTAAGTTAAATGCGTTAAAACAAGCTATTCAAGAATTTGCTCTAAGAAGTTTAACTTCAGACACAGAAAAAGGAATACTAGATATATTAACTAGTATTGTTAAATTTGGGACTGATTTAGGGGGCTTATTCAAGATTTTAGGGCGTTTGGGCATAATTATACTAGCTTGGAAACTACCTCAAATTATACTCCTTATTAGCTCTTTAAGAACAAATGTTATTAGACTAACTACTGAGATTAACGGTCTTACTTATCAATACCAAGTAATGACGGTTATGGGCAAAGAATATGTTATTGCCGAACGTAGTTATGGAGAGGTTACTAATGCAGCAACCAATACAGTTAATGGGTTAACCGCTTCCTTAAAACATATATCTATAGTTATAACAGCTTTAATTGCAGTTTATACAGCTATTCAATTTATAGATTCTCGTATTACAGAGTCTATGAAAAAAGAAGCAGAAGAAGCTGAAAAATTCTATGATAAGAATAAATCTCAATACGATACTCTAATGAGTAATTATGATGAATATATTAAACTTATCACAAAAACTGACGCTACTGCTTCTGAAGTAAATAAATTAAATGTATTAGAAAAGCAATTTGCTCTTTATGGAATAGATAATGAAATAGCTCAATTAGGAACTAGAACCGATAAGATTGAAGCAATTGCTGACATTATAAGACAACAAGCTTTAGCAAGACAAAAAGTAGTAGAAGATACTGCTAATGCTATGGCTGTTAACAAACTTCCAAGTTATTGGTATAATGCTACACAAAGTTCTGCGGGTAAAGGTAGAATACACGCATTTCAGGAAGCTTCTTTTGAAGAAAAAATAAAAATGCTTAGGAGTATGGCTTCTAATGAGAATATTAGTGCATCGCATAGGGACGAATGGCAAGCCGCTTTAGAATATTACGAACAACTTTACAATGAATGGAAACAATTAGGCTTAGCCGCTGACCTTGAAGGTAATCCTAAGATTATAGAATTACGTACTAAAATAGGAGAGTTTTTAAATGCTGCTGATTTTTCTTTAGATAAAACAAAAGAAACCCAACTTACTATGTATAAATCTATTGACGCCTTAGTTGCTGATATAGAAAAAGAACTTAGTGATGGTTCTTTAAGTGGAGAGGCTCAGCTTTATATAGAGTCTTTACTAAAGGCTTACCAAGAGCAACTTGATATTGTTTTAAATAAAGACTATGCTTTTGAATACTTAGGAGATAAATTGCAAGAACTTAAAGATATTCAAAGCAATAGAGAAAAAGAATTAGAGCGACAAGAAAAATTAAAAGCTATTGAAGAAGCTAGACAAAAACTAGCTGAAGCCGAAAGAACTCATATGCTAGTACGCACTAAAGAAGGTTGGCGTTATATAGTTGAAAAGAGTACCTTAGAAGAAGCTCAGGCAGAATTAGATAGTGCTTTAAAAAATGCAGGGCTAGATGATTTATCTCAGGCTATTGCTGGAATAGAGGCATTACGTAGTATCTATTCTCTTGCTAGTGGTTCTGTATTAGATAATATGAGAACGTATTTTAGAGAGGCAGGAAATTTATCTAATTGGCTCGCTTCTGATTGGGAAAGTAAATTAAAAACTTTAGATAGTTTTGGCGACCCAGAATTATCAAAGAAATATTATGATTCACAAAAAAATTCTACAGCAACAGGAATAGACCTAAGTAAATTCTTTGGTTTAGGTAGAACTGGTGGCTATGTAGGAGATAGTCCTAATAAGAATTTAACTTCTATAGATACAAATAAATCACAAGCAATTCTTTCTGCTATAAGAGAGAAAGCAAAAAATATTATTTTAAATATTGATGAATTAGATTTGCCAGGCGTAACTAATGCTTCACAATTAGTTGCTGCTTTGACAAGTTATGCTTATCAAAAAGCGTCTAATAAATAGGAAAGGAGGTAGTTATGGCACAATATAATTATTATGTTGGCGTTGGCGTTAAGATAGTAACAAGTCCTAAAGAGTTACGAGATTTGTTATCGAAATATAATGTAGCGGTTAATAATGTAAAAGTAAATTTTGATGTTGATTATATGGCTGCACAATTCAAAGCAGCGATAAAGAAAGCCCTAGGTAGTATTAGTGTAACTAATCTTGGAATAGATAATTCTACTAAGCCATTTAATATAAAAGATATTGAACCTAGTGCAAAACTAGAAAGTTCAGTAAAAGCATATAATGAACTTGGTAAAGTTATTAAAGTAGTTAATACTTATGCTATTGGAACAAACAAAACATTAAAAGTTGTAACTGACGGCACGGGTAAATTAATATCTACTCAACAAACTTTAAAAACGCATAATACAGAAGCCAATATTGCGTTAAAAAATGTGCAAGAAAGATTTACATATTTTAAACAAAATGGTAAATTAACAGCACAACAAATTAACTACTTCACTCAAGAATTAAATAGAATCAGCAAATTAACAGGAAAAGAAAAGGTTGAAGCGATTAAGGTATTCAATCGACAACTTTCTGACACAGGCAAAAGAGCGTTAAGTATTGGCGAACAGTTTAAAGAAGCGTTCAAGAAATTTATGGTCTGGTCTGCTGCTACAGTAACATTTGCAAGTTTAGTAAAAGCTATTAGGAGTATGATTCAAGAAATTAAAAAGCTTGATGATGCTATAGTTGAATTAAACAAAGTTGCTGACTTAACTAACAAAGAATTAAGTGGCGTTATAGATAAAGCTAATGAACTAGCTGATAAAGTTTATAGCACCGCAGACCAAGCTTTGCTCGCCGTTGCTCAATTTAAAAAAGCAGGTTATGAATTAAATCAATCTTTTGACTTAGCTGAAGTTGCTATAAGAATGACAAATGTTGCTGATGGTATTACAAATACTGAAGAAGCCGCTTCTTCTCTTATAGCAATATTAAAAGGCTTTGGACTAGAAGCGTCATCTGCTAATAGAGTTCTAGACCTTTTGAACCACACTTCAAATAACTTTGCGGTAGATACTGACGACTTAACCAACGGTATGACTAGAATTTCTGCTGTTATGGCTCAATCAGGCACTTCAATTGAAGAGACTATAGCGTTATTAACAGCGGTAACCGAAGTTATGCGTAATGCCGAAGTTGCGAGCCAAGGCTTGAATGCTATTTCACAAAGAATTAGAAAAGTTACAGAAGACGGCGAAGATAACACCAAGGTTATTGCTAAGATTCAGTCTGTATTTGATAAGTATGTTAAAGGTGTATCTGTATATGATGTTAATGGAGAATTACGTTCTACATATGACATTTTAGCAGACTTACAACCACGTTGGGCTGGATTAAGTTCAGAAGTAAAAGCATATGTTACAGAAGCAATTGCTGGTAATAGACAAAATAAAATTTTAGTTGCTTTAATGCAAAACTGGGAAACTGTTGATAAAGTAATAACAGAAAGTGCAAACGCTGCTGGTTCCGCAATTGAAGAAGAAGGTAAATTTGCTGACAGTGTACAAGGTAAATTAAATCAACTAAAGCAAGCGTGGAACGAACTTGCTCAAGCAACTTTAGATTCTAATCTTTTAAAATTCTTTATTGACGCAGGTAAGAGTGTTGTAAAATTAGCTACTTATCTTGGTGGACTACACAACGTTTTGTTTGCTATCTCGGGTTTAGTTGCAGGAATAAAACTTCCAGTAATAGTTAATTATGTTATGGCTTTAACTAAAGGCTTTAGAGCTAATCACGTAGCTTCTGTAAGTAAAACAATTTCTACTAAAGCTGAAACGCAAGCCGTTAATGAAAACACTCAAGCAATGCAATTGAATAATGCTGCTATGAATACAAATATTGCTTCTACCAATAAGCTTAGCAAAGCATTAAAAATAGCTTCTCTTGCAATCACAGGCATTACAATAGTATGGAGTGCTGTTACAACTATTATTAATAAAATCAAGGCTGATATGGAAGAAGCGATTACCCTTGCTTCTGAAAATGCCACAAAACAAAAAGAGCGTTTTGATGAATTTTTGAAAGAGCGTGATGTATATCTTGAATACTCACAAACTATTAATAAAACCGCTAAAGAAATTACTGCATTAAATGCAGCCGAAAAGAACTTAGCAGAAACTTATGGCTTTGTATCTTCTCAAATGGACTTAGCAAATGATAGTCTAGATGCAAGAAAAGAAAAGTTAAAGGCTTTATTTAATGTTCAAAGAACAGAAGTTCAAAAGACTATTGACGCTTATCAAAAGCAGATTAATACTTTAGGCAAAAATACATCTGCTATTAGAAAAAGCGAACTATGGACTGGTACTCGAGCTATGTCTTTAGAAGAATATTTAAGTAAGCGAGAACGCACACTACTAAAGAATGTTCGTGCTAAGGGTGAACCTAAGTTTACTGTTGAAGAAATTAGACAATTTAGAGAAGGTTGGACTAATACTTATAATCAGTTATTAAAAGAACTTCAAGGTAATGAAGCATATCAAGAAATTACTTCATTACAAAATCAAATTACAGCACTTCAAAAAGTTTACCAAGATGAGGAAGTATTTAATCTTAGTAATTTAATAGCACAATTTCAAGCACTTCCTACTTTTGCCTTAGAGCAAGGTACAGATATAGGAGATTTAGCAGATACACAAGTTAATTCTATTGCTACAATAGACGCTGTAATTGCCAAAGTTAAAGAACTTTTAAATTTGGAAAACCAAACTCCTGAAGTTATACAGATGTTTAATAGTATTATTGAAAGATATACTACATTAAAAGAAACTATTGAGAAAACTGATTTTGCTTATAACACACTAGATGAAAAGTTAAGTATTTTAAAGAAGATTCAAAGCGAACGAGAAGAAGAACTAAAGACAGAAGAAAAACTAAAAGCCGTAGAAGAAGCCAGACTTGCTTTAGCTAAGGCTCAAAATAAATATGTCTTAACTTATACTTCACAAGGTTGGCGATATGTAAAAGATGAATCTGCTATGCAATCAGCAACTGAACAACTTACCAAGGCTATTCAAGACGCTGGGTTAGATGATTTATCTCAAGCAATAAACGGCGTAGAGCAACTTCAAGAAATTTTGTCTACTATGACAGGAGATGAAAAGGACGCTATGCTTGCTTATTATAGAGAAGCAGGTAAATTAGCCGATTGGCTTGAAATGGACTATGCTAGTAAACTTGCTGTTATAGATTCTATTGCAAGAAGTGCTGGATATGAAGGCTCTTATACTCAAGACTATTTTAACGAATGGGGAAAAACTGGAACTAGATTTGGCAATCTAACTCCTTATATTCCAAGTTCGCATACTGGTGGTGTAATTGGCGGAGTTCGCACCAATCCAAACGAACAAATTACTAAACTTCTTAAAGGAGAACTTGTATTAACTGAAGGACAACAAAAAGCCCTTGTAAATCAAATGGATAAACAAGGTGGTGGACTATCTATTAATATAGGTAATATTTCTACTAAGGAGCAAGATGTTGATGTTACTAATTTTATAGAACAAATTAAACAAATTGGTAGTATGCAACGAAGAACAAAGAGAATATAATATAGAAAGGGTATAACATAATATGTCTTTAAATGCTCAAACAGGTAAAGAGATTAGAGTTGCATTAGAGCAAGCATTAGATAATGTGCTTAGTGAAGCATATAAAACTTTGCCTTATGACAAAATCTATTATGGAATATTAATAGGCGTTGATAGTCTGGGTATAAATTATACTCTTTCTATCAATGATAAAATTTATACTGATGTAAAGCGAATACAAAACTGTGGAGTTCTATCTATTGGAACTCCCGTTATTTGTATGGCTCCACAAAATCAAATGACAAAACTTTTTATTCTTGGGGCTGTACAAACTACTACACAAACGGCTGGACAAATTACTCCTATTTTAATTAGTATTACAGATAGTGATATTAATAATGTAAATGGAGTATCAGTTCCTAGCGTTAGTGATTTAATTAATGAAAGTTTATTATTTACCAATCATATTAAATTACAACTTCAATCAGGAGAGTATTTAAACCTTCCTTTTACAAGGAAAACCTCTAATAATGTATATTATAGTGCGGTTGTAGATGGACAACTTTGGACTTTATATACAAAGGGTGCTGAAAATAAAGTTTATATTACAAAATCTTCAATGGGTATTGACACGTACGACGCAACAGCTTCTGAGGCTGATATTGCATTAGATAAAACTGCTTATGCCCAAGGAGAAAAGATAACTGGTAATATTAATACTTATGATGGAAGTTATATTTTGGAAAAAAGAATAAATAATAAATTACGAAAGTTTACGAAAATTAAACGTAAAACTAGGAAAATTTAGAAAGGATTATATAATAATATGGCAACTTGTATAGTTAAAAGCTATGATGGCAATAAAATAATTGGTCAATTTGATAATGCTACAGGTATAGTTATTTCAAATAATGCTAATGGTGGTATTACTCAAGGCTCTACCTTAGTTTGTTCTTTACCATTCTTGCTAGGTTTATCCACCTCTGCCAATGGAGCATTAAAGTATACGCCTAAAACAACCGCTCAAACGGTTACCGAAACTACTTTATATGCTTCAAGAGACCCTATTAAAATTAGTTTAGGAACTGGAACATATAGTTTAAGTACGCAAGACACTATTGTAAGAAATAATATTCAAGTTACAGTGGCTTCGGATGTTAAAAACCAATCAAAGACTGTAACTCCTACAACTTCTCAACAAACTATTACTCCAGATAGTGGATATAGTGGTTTGAACCCTGTAATTGTTAACGCTATTCCTGCAAAATATAAAGACACTTCTGACGCTACAATTGTAGATGGTTCTCAATTATTAACTGGATATACTGCGTATGGTCACAATGGCAAAGTTATTGGTTCTATGCCTAAAGCAACCTCTGGAGTATTAGTTAATAATGCCGCTGGTGTAATTATTCCTAAAGGATATTACGATGGCACTTTAAAAGCTACTGTTAATTTACAATCTAAAACAATATCTCCAAAAGCAACTTCTCAAACTGTAACTCCAGACAGTGGACAATTCTTATCAAGCGTTACAGTTGACCCAATTCCTATTTCAAATTTAACTTATAGCAGTCAAGCTTCTTTAAACAAAGCCTTAGTTTTAGACTTTAGTAAGCAAGCGGCTGTTCACGACAATTATCAATCATTCTTCACAGCCGATGGATATTATGCTGACTCTATTGATGTTATGAGACCAGATACTCTTATCCCAGACAATATTCCAGCCGATGTTACAATTGCTGGTATTGCTGGTGGAATCCCAATTTACACAGGAGCGTATACTAAGAACTAATGGCAAAGAGTAAAGTAATAACTGTCAGTGAATTTTCAAATAGTACAGCGGCAAATAGTGCAAAGAGAATATCAGATATAAATAATATACAAATTTCCATCACTGAAAATGGTAGTTATACTTTACAAACTAAAGGCACAATCTGTCGTAAAGATGTTGATTTAATAGTTAATGTAGCTTCTGCTGGAATTACAGGAGTTAATCAAATTAATAATACACTCTTTATTGATAGTAGTTGTACCGCTACAAAAGCAACAAACCATTTAAATGGTAATGCAAGTGATGTGTATATTAATAGGTTGGATTATTGTGATGCTCTTTCTCATAAAACTTTCAATGATAAAGGGCTTGTCTATAACTTTATAGACGATTACGGGGGTGGAGCAGATGGAAGCAACGGAATAATTAAATTTTGTAACGGGTCTGAGGCTGATAACAACCTATATCAAGAAGGCTGTGGGGCGAGTCTACAGTTTACAGCAGGCGATAACTCTATACCTACTGTTGATATTTATGATAGAGATGGAAATCTTGTTGCATATATGCACGATGGCTTACTCGAGAATGTGAAGGAAATAACCATCGATGATTTACATCTAGCCAGTGGTAATCAAATAATACAAGGGTTGGAATTTCAATATCAATCACAGGCAACTGGGACTAGTGGAGAGTGTCTTACCTATTATAGTAAAATTACAATAATTAAACCTAGCACGCTAATTCCAAGTAATATTAGAAAAGGTGTTACTATTGCAGGTGTAACTGGAACATATGAAGGAAATTAATCTTATTTAGATTAGACAAATTAAACAAAAAGTTTAGTAATACTAAACAAAATTAAATAAAATATCATTTTAAATTCTCAAAGAAAGGAGAATAAAATGGCAACTGAAAATTATAAAAGTTCATATACTGGCGTAGAAATTGATAATGCTTTTACAGCCATTAAGGCTCTTACAAATTATCTTAATGCTATAAGTTCTGCAACTGGTAAGGTTGACCCTAGTCTTATTAAAATTTTGGCTTCACAAATTAGTGGAGTAATTCCTTATGCTGATAGTGCTGGGACGTCAATAGATTCTGCTAATGCTTCTAACGCTAGAAAAGGAAGTGCTTTAGATTTACGTATTACAGATGTTGAAAATGGAATATCAGGTCTTGAAGATATAATCAATAATAGACCTACAATAAGTAAGTTAGCAAACACTATTAATGATTTAACGACTTTATCAGACGTAAATATATATGACCTAGTTTTTGTTCAAGAAACTCAAAGTGTTTATATATATGGTCAAGGAGATAAAACAAAACTTACAGACTGGACGTGTGTATCAAAAGGAAATATAGCAGATACTACTTCTGGTGCTAAAACTATTGATTGCTCTCACGTGGCTTATTATAAGTTAAGTTCTCCAACAGCAATTACTTTAAAAGCAGTTGATTTAACAAAACTCCCACAAGGCGATAGAACTACAGTTATCACATTCCCTACAACGCCAAGTATGACCTTTACTAATACTTTAGGAGTGTATTTTAAAGGTGATGATTGTGCTAATGGTGTATTTACTCCTGTCAATGCAGACGCTTTATATGAACTTAATATTTGGTATAATGGCTTTCAATGGTGTGGCACAGTTGTTAAATGGTAGGTAAAGTATGGCATATTCAATTCAATATCAGACTTATAATGGCGTACTAGAAGATGGGTTTATAAGTTCTACTACGCAAGATAAAACTACTTTACCCAACCCACTTCCTTTTTGCGTAAAAGAAAATAATGTTTTTAATGGTTGGTTTTTAGATTCAACATTTTCTGAACCCGCAACGGCTGGAGCAACACTTACTGAAAACGTAACTTTATATGCTAAATTTGTTACTGAAACAGACGCAGAAAGAGAATCTTATAATTTAGTTCAACCTTTAGTAGGTATGATAGCTCCATTTGACGCTACTTATTTTACAGGTGGAATTAATATTAATGTAACTTTAGTTGGTGGTGTAGCAGTTGATAAACTATTAATTAAAGTTACAGATATTACTACTAGCACTGCAACAAAAGTAAATTTAAATTATAATTTTTATGATGTTACAGATATTGGCGATTATATTCGCACTTTTAATATTTTTGTTTCACTAAAAGCAAATGCAGTTAAAAATAATCATAACTATAATTTAACAGTATCTAGTGTTAGTAAAGATAGATTGGTATTATCTACTATTTCGCAACCAGCATTTTTTACTTGTTTTGCGAAACCAACATTAGATTTTTACACTGACTCTGCATTAAATACTAAATTTACTGGCTTCATTTATAATAGTACGTTAAATCTTTATCCTGTATTTAACACACAAGATATTAACAGTGCAGCAACTCTTGGTTATTATTATGTAAATTTATATGGTCGTCCACAAGATGGTAGTGCGGAAGTATTACTTCAAGCCACCCCAGTTTTATATAACACAGGAAACCCTATACAATTTAATAATATTTTACCTAGTGGGATAGGTAGTCAATTTGCTTATCTTTCATATGTCTTAAGGTATACATTCTCTACTAGTGATGGAATGGTCATAGAAAATTCAATTAATTGTAGTGCTACTTATGACCAAGCTGTGTTGTCTAGTTCTTATTTAGAATTAGAAAATTATTGTGGTGGATATATAAAAATTACTACTAAAATTGATAATGATAGTTGGCAAAATATTGGAAAAGTGATTCTCACACGTAAACTATTAGATAATTCTCCTCTGACATCTAATGAAGAAATTGCTCTTATGACATCAACTTATAAAGCAAATTTTTCAATGATAGACCCATATAATCAATCTGGAGTAGTGTATGAATATACTTTATATCTATATGACAATGATGGAAATTTATTAAGTTCAACTATTCATTCTAAGGTCTATAGTTCATTTGAAAATGCGTGCGTTTGCGACCCATATCAACTCTTTACTTTGAAGAGCGGCTTACAATATGGGGACTACCAAAAAGTTGCTTTAACGGGCGTATATGAGCCTTATGGAGCAATTTATCCTACAATAGTTAACAATGCTTCTATCAGTTATAATAAAGGTAGTATTACTGTAACTTCTTTAAGTAGAAGCACAATGACTAATTACAGAGATAGTGGCATTAGTTATTTAGATGAAGTTAAAAATAGAGAAATGCTTAATAGTTTCTTAACAAATAGACGACCTAAAATACTTAAAGATACTTTAGGAAATATTTGGGTTATTTATGTTAATGGTGGAGCAAATAACTCATTTAATTCTAGTTTATTCAATGCTATTAATGATACAAGTTATGATTGGGTAGAAATCGTGCCACTTACGCAAGAAGGGTTAGATAGCGTTGGTATGCTTGGTTATTTTCCACTTGTGTATAGTGATGGAACAACTAACGGTTTAACTACGACAATAGGAAATTCTAATAATATAAATATTTAATGAAGGGAGGTTATTATATTATATGGATATTTCTACTACAAGATATAACATTTTTAACCAACCTTTAAGAAATAAACACGTTAAAATAGAAGTGTATGATTTTTCTAATACTTTAATTGATGTGTTGCAAACAAAAGTTATTAGTGGAAGTTTAACCTTTGACGCTGATAACGATTTACGTCGTTCTGGGTCTTTAGAACTAGCCATTCCTGCTAAATTTAACAGCCCAGTATTTACACAAAATGTTCACGCCTTTTCTTCAGTGCTTAGTGGAGAAGGGCATATTTGGTATGACCGATATTTAAAAATATTTATTGGTATAGAAAATATAACTCTTTCTCCATTAGTAAAGGAAGAAGATAAGATAGAGTGGTTTAATATGGGTTGTTACTTGGTAGATAAACCTAGTGAACAAATATCAGCAACTGAAGATTCATTATCTTTTAATTTACTTGACAGAATGGCAGAATTATCTGACCAAAGACAAGGTCAATTGCCTAACTTATCAGTTGAGATTAGAGGCGATGAATATATTAATGGCGAGTGGGTAAGAAAAGAAACACGCACTGTAATAGTCGATGTGCTTACTAATCTATGTGGAATCACTAAATATGCTATAGCAGATATTCCTTCATATTACCAATATTTACCTTATAGCATAAAAGTGTCTGCAGGAGCAACAAAATTACAATTATTACAAGAAATTAGAGACACCCTTCCTAACTGGGAGTTCTTTTTTGATGAAAACGGCGTGTTTATTTTCCAAGAAATACCTAACGGCTTAACTTCACCAACGCTAAGAATTCCAGAAAACCAAGTTATTAGTAATACATCAGACGTTGAATTTACAAATGTAAAGAATGAGATTATCATTTATGGAAAAACTCACGAAACAACTTTCTTTGCAAAGTCGGCTCGATATGCTAATGATACAGAATTACAATTAGACTTTGATAGTTTAGGTGGTTCTTCTGGATTTACACAAAATACTTTTACTGCTGGTTCTACAATTGGTTTTACTACTCCAGACAATGGACTAAGTAATCCAACAATCAATTATGTTTCATTTTGGTATGACAATTTTACTAAAAAGATTTTTGGCACTGAAACTTGGAGTGGAGATTTTTATCTATTTCCTTATGAGAATGCTGACGGAAATCCTTATCCAGACTTTCCTGCTCAAGCATATAACTTTGATGGAAATCAATTAGCTCCTAATACTTCTTACGTATTATCTATGTATTATGGATTATACGATGAGAATAAAGTGTTTATATCAAATGATGGACTATATGAGATTAATAGACCAGCTTTACAATTATTATCTCACTTGCAAGTTAAAGCGGTGAGCGTAAATAATACTGTCCGCAGTCCTTTCTATATTAATAGAAGACTTACTGGGGAAAATTATTATGGCGGTTTAAGTAATTTAAATAACTTAACTCTTGCCACTTACTCTGTATCTATTAATGATATTGATGTTAATGGAATACCTTTAACCCAATTTAATTTGGGAACAAGAATAACCTTTATGCCTCAATATCCTAACACTGAGAATAATACCAGCATATATGTAACGAACCAAGATGGCTCTTTATATGAACAAGCACATTTAATTACAACAAGTAAAACTGTGTATCAGGCTTTACCGCAAAATTCTTTTGTGGGCGATTATACTATCTTTGTAGTACAATTAGTAGAAATTGCGGGAACTCGTTATTGGTATCTCGAAGGAAGGCTAAATTCGGCTATTCCTTACATTTTAACAGATGGTGAGTATGGTAACCTATCTTCAGATTATATCGCTCAAATTAGGGCGGATTATGAGCTTTATTTGCACTCTTATTTGCCTAATACGATTAATCTAAATGTTATACCTAATTATTTATATAATGTTAACCAAAAAATAGAATTTGGTCAAACATATAAGGACTTTACAACAAAGTCTGAACAATTGGTTCAAACATCAGATAATAAAATATTCCAAGTTAAAGATAAGAATACTAATTATTTGATTAAAAAAATTTCTTTTAACTTAGATTCTGACGCAAGCACAATGGATATTACAGCGATGGAAATTTTACAATAGTTAAAGAAAGAATTATCAAACATTATAAAATAATAAAACATACAAACGATGTTCTTTACACAAAGAACTTAAGAATTACAACAGAAGATTTTCAAGAAAGTGGTGAGTTTAAAATGAACCTTGGCACAATAATTACAATTGTTGCTAGTGTTTTAGGGGGTATTAGCACTATTGTTGGAACGATTGTGGCTGTTATTAAGTGGTTTAGTAAACAATCGAAGAAGATTATAGAAAGTGTATTAACAGAAATGTTACAAGAAAAAATCACTCCGCATATGCAAGAAATAGATAAGAATATTAATGCCTTGCAAGCAGAAGTTAATAAAAATGAAAGAGATAGACTCCGTTCACATATAATAGATTTCTCTGAGAGGCTACGTGCAGGAGAAGTGCCAACCGAAACTTCCTTTCAGAGTATATTCTCAGAACACGACAAATATCATTCATTAGGTGGAAATGGTTTTGAAGCTGCCTGTATGGTCTTAATCCGTGAAAAATATGATGAATATTATATGAAGACAGAATCTAAATAAGTCTAAATAAATAATAAATTTAAAAGGAGATTTTTATATGCCTTGGAGATTAATAGCAGCTGCAAGTCCTGATTACGATAGCGATAGCTATGTATGTGATGATGTTGCAGATTTAGATAATTTACCTAAAAATAGAATAGGTTCCTATTGTTACGTAGTTAGCACTACTGACTTATATGTTTTAAATGGTGAACTTGTATGGACTATTTGCTAGTTAAACTAGTTAAATTAGCAAATATTTTTATATTTTATTAATTTAATTATATTATAAAAAATTATATTATACAAGGAGGATACTATGATATTAGCAACTCTTAATTCTTGGCAAATTGCCTTAATAGTTATTGCAAGCATTGTTGCTTTAGTGATTGGTTTTATATTATTCGTTAAATACGGTTGGTTTAGAAAATTAGTTTATAACCTAGTTGTAAAAGCCGAAGTTCTTATTAAAGAATCTGGACAAGGTCAAGTGAAGAAAGCAATGGTAGTAGATTGGATACACGAAAAATTACCTAACGCTTTAAAACCTTTTATCTCTAAAGAACTTATTTCTCAAACAATAGATAAAGCCGTTGAGAAAATGAATAAATATTTAAAAGAACAAGCAGATAAATAATAACTATTAAACAAACCTTGCAACCAAAAAAGGTTTCAAATACAAAATGCAACTAATTTTGGTTGCAAATAAATAAAAAAAATAAAAGGGTAGTGTAAAATCTACCCTTTTTTATGCCGAATTTAATTGTAGTTTAAATTGCATTTTATTCTATCTCATCTTCGTCGATACTCTCACAATGTACTTCATATTCTTTACCTAGGTCAATATCCTCTCCGTCATAAAATTCTTCATATATGATATCATAAATGTGCTGGAAGTCATAATGATATGTAGTCCTATTTAGTTTCTGAGGGATAAGTAGCCCTAGCATCTTACAGTCATCTTCGTTTATTGACTTTTTATTAAAGTCAGGCGATGTAATAAATGATATGAAATCTTCAATAGGAACAGCGTACGTTTTATTAGTTTTTCTAAAGTTAATAATAAACATAGCATTTACATCAATATACTCGGCTGCTTCTAATAAAGATTTTATTTGGTGCCATTTGATATTTGCTGAAGTATTTTTCTTTTGTTTTGCTTCTTCTTCCGTTTGAAAACTTACACTAGTTCCTATAACTGATTTTAACTCTAAACAAAAGAGAGTTGGATACTTATAGGCGATAAAGTCATATGGATTTTTAGCACTAAATCTTACCTTAGTGCTATCTTTACCAAAAGAAGAAGGAGGGTCTATTAGACGCAAAGTGTAAAATTTATCTTTTAATAAAGATTTTTGAAATTGGTGTTCAAAAGATTTTCCTGCGTTCATAAATTATCATTCCTCCATTGTAATTGCAATTTGGTCTTTTGTAAAGAAAAGTGGTTGAAATATACTATCTGCAAGAAATTTTAAATAGTTGTTTGGGTCATATTTTGGAACCAAGACATCATATTTTGGAACAAAGACATATGGTGGGAATGGTTTAAAATTAAACATATATTATTTATCTTCTTGAAAATCGACATCTATATGTTCGATTTTTGCTCTTTTGCTAAGTATTATTAAGTAATTGTACATAGCATTTAATTGTTCAGTTAAAAGTTCAACTGGACAATTAGGCGTAAAGTCTACCACTCCAGAATTAATTGCCCCAATTAATGTAGATAATTTAGCGATTCTCCACATTAATAAAAAATATTCTGCTCTAAATCTTTCTTTATAATCATCACTTTTTATTAATTCGATAGTATGATTAATTTCTTCGGTAGTTATATTATTTATTTTGTTAATTATAGGTTCCATTATTTATCCTCCTTTCCATTTAATTTTTCTTCTAACGAATATTGTTTTGTTTTCATATTTGCTAGTTCATCTTTCAAAATTATTATTAAAAAATACAGATAAAAAATAATCAACATTTGTATTGCAAAAATTAAGATACCTAATAAGTTCATTAAGTAATTCCTCCTTCTCTATATTATATGCTGTTGATAAAATAAAAATCAATCATCATTAGAAGATAGGATAATTTTCTTTTTATAACTATACTTGCTATTACTAAGAGGCGTTGCCCACACCGATAATTCAAAAGCATTAGTAGGAGTAATTGCGATACGATAATATTCATTTGAGTTATCTAAATAAGGAATTTTATCATAATTATCTTTTATCCATTGAATAATTTTTGGTAATATTTCCTCATACATTTGATGGTCTTTATCTCGTATCCACCAGCTATAGTAAACTACAAATTCAAGTAAATCAGTATTATATTGTGGTCTAAAATCATTGTTGCCTGGAATAATTAAATAAGTATTTACTGCTCTTTTCATATTTTCTCTTCTCCTATTCTTTAAAATCTAAGGCTAAAATAAGGGGTAAAATTGAACGTTTTGTCTCTATTTGCATACCCCTTAATAACTTATAAGGGAAGTATTCAAAATGCAGAAATACCCCCTAAATAAGTCTTAAAATTGAAAATATAACACTAAAAACACTTTTATTCCTCATATAAAGAATAAGTATATTCATCATCATTAGAAGAACTATTCTTTAAGTCTGCGTTAAGGTCATAATATCCACTTAACATTTCAGATAATAGTGTTTGTTTAGTAGAAACTTTTGTTGTAGCAATAGCAGTTTCTAATGCTCTTTTTTCAGCACAAAGAATACATTTCTTTTTTGCTCTTGTAATGGCAGTGTATACCCATTGTCTACATAGTAAAGTATAAGCAGAATAATTTACACCTACTATAACAGTATCGGTTTCACTACCTTGGAACTTATGACAAGTAATTGCATAAGCAAGTTGAAGACTACCTAACATTTTATCTTCATAAATAACTTCTCCAACTTTATCATAGTTCATAGAAAAATCTACAACTAAGGTACGCTCTAAACGATTGATTTCTTTGATAATACCAATATATCCATTGTAAACATCAACTTTATCACCATTAGTATTTAAGCAGTTATAAGAATTAACAATATTAATTACTTTGTCTCCAACTCTAAAACACTTATCATTCTTTAATGGTAAAGTATTTAAACTCGAACATTTACTTTCTGGATTGTAGTAGTTTTGTATCATAGTATTTAAAGAGCTTACACTGATAGAACCCCTATCACGCATCGGCACAATAATTTGAAGTTTATTTATGTCTTGTAATCTTTCATAGTTTTCTTTAAATGCTTCAAAAATTGCTTGTTCTGTATGTGCATTATTAATTCTAAGTTCAAAATCTTCTAATTCTCCCCTAATATAAGAACCACCATCTACGCAGCCATTAGTAATACTTTCTCCATTACGTACGTGGAAAGACTCAGTAATAATACCACTCTTTAAGGCTTGTCTATGAATTTTATTTAAAACTTGACAAGGAATAACTCTGCATTCCAATAAGTCTTTTAAGATGTTCAAACAACCGATGCTTTCTAATTGGTTATGGTCGCCAACCATAATAAGTTTTGCTCCAGTCGGAATGGCTTGAATTAAAGCATAAAACAATTCTCCACCAATCATAGACACTTCATCAAGAATAACAATATCAACATCTAAAGGATTTTGCTTGTTGTGTAAAAATCCACCTGTTTCAACATCTATTCCTAATAATCTGTGAATAGTAGAACCTTCTAGCCCTGTAATTTCAGTTAATCTAGAAGCGGCTCTTCCTGCTAAAGCAACTTGGGCTATTCTATAACCTTTAAATGCTCTAACTAATACTTCTACAGTAGAACTTTTACCAGTACCAGAAGCACCAGTAATTACACCTACATTAGATTCACTAAAGATTTTTGCTCCATTGATTTGTTCATCAGTTAATTTCCAACCACGTTCTTCTTCAATTTGTCTTACGATGCTATCTATTGTATAACCTGGGAAAATACGTCTATTGTTTCCATCTAACAAGCGTAATAATTCATTAGCAATTTTACGTTCTAGATTATAATATTTAAGTAAAAATACTCTATTGCGTTCTTCATCAAATCTTAAAATATCATTATCAGTTAATTGCGTAATAGCGTCGCCAAATGATTGCATTATAGTATCTTTATGGGAGTTGATATATTCTGAATCAAATAGTTTAAGAACGCCTGCTGTTATAACATCTGGAGTAAGCCACGAGTTACCGACTTGAGCCTGCTCTTCTAAGTAATAACAGATAAATCCTGCAATTCTTTGTGGACTGTCAAAAGCAATGCCAACTTTCATTCCAATTTCATCTGCTTTAGCCCAACCAATACCTTTAATATCTCTAATTAGTTGATAAGGATTTTCTTCTAATATCTTAGATATTTTATCAAGGTTGCGATAACGTTTTAAAAGTTTATCGATAATAGATACACTTAGATTGTATTGACCTAATTTAGAATATGCCATTTCATATTGCTTATTTTCTTCGTATTTTTGAATTATTCTTTGAGCAGTAACAGTTTTTATACCTTTTACTTCACATAAAGCGTCTATATCTTTTTCTTTAATAACTTTTAATGGGTCGCTCAAGGTATTATATAATGCTTCAACTTGTCTTTCTGATAGGATATAAGATAAAAATTGTCGTGTAGAATAATCATTTTCACTAGCAAGAGAAGGTTGCATATATATAATCTGATATTGTAATCCATAAGTAGGGTGTTCCACAATATTTGCCATTAACGAAAAGTACGTTTTGGCGTCAGTATGCATATCTATTTTAGGCAATTCACCAACAACTGATATAGAATTACCACTCTTAACATCTACACACGCTAAAGTTCCCCACGTACCCTCTGAAACTCTTTGTCCAGATGGGTATTTTATTCTTGAAACCTGTACGGTAATTTGTACAGACTTTTTAATATTAGATTTTTCCATTATATATATGCTCCTTCTTTCAAAATAAAAATGTTTGTTGTTTGTTTTATTTTAGTTTATTTATCAATTATTGTCAATAGTGTAAATTTTAGTAATTTGACACACACTTATACTAGAATTAAAGATTAAATTAGTATTAATCCACTTCACTACTTGTGGCAAAGTTGCAAAAATTATTTGCTCTTGTTTACCAGTGGAATAATCTACATAAATAGCTTGATATTTAGGAAATAGGTACGTCATTGTACCTTTGTAAACACCCTCATCATTAGTAGATTCTTCATTAAGGTTCTCATTTTTAGTTGTTTTAGTTGTGTTATTTTCTTGATTTTCGCACATACTATTTTTTGCCCTTTTTAGCCATAACTTCTTCAGCAATCTTTGTCATACGAGGTAATTGTTCATTTACTATTTCCATTTTTGCACCAAGCTCCTCATCTTTTAAAGCGTTAACTTCTTCTCTGGTACGAAGAATAACTTTAATTGTGCCACTAGGAAGAGCTTCAGATAAATGTGGCAACATCATTATACAATGCTTTTCAATAGCATTTGCAAAGATAGTAGACAGATTTCTTTTATGTTTAGGTTTTGCAACAAAAGAAAGTTCTTTAGTTTTATCATCTTGTAATACATCATAGTTAGTATAAGTTTGAATTAAAATATCTTTTATCTTATTGCCATCTTGTGCATTCATTTCTACATCAAGACCATCTTCAAGTTCTAATTTAATATCTTGTTCAATATCTTGTCTTTGCTCTGGAGTTAAGTCTAACCCTTCAACTGCTGTTTCAACTCTTTTATGATAAAGGTCGTCGATTGCTTTTTGTAGCCCTATGATTTCATATAATTGTCCAATATGTCCTAATTGTTTGATATCTTCAATATTAAAATTAAATATTTTTTCTTCCATATTATTCTCCTTTATTTTTTTTGTGGTGCTGTATATACCACATTCCAATCTAATAAAATATCCTCAAATTCAGTATTAGATTGAATAAATTTTCTTTCCGTTCCACCTTCTATAAAATTAGGATTAAGCAGCCATTTTCTGTCTTGTCTATCTAATATTAATTGGAAGATAGAACCTACACTTATTGGTTTTACACTAAGTTTATTAAGGTCTTTACATTTATATACCTTAGTAGAAGCGTCATACAAATGCTGAACAGTAATAGTATAATTCTTTTTACTATGACCCTCAACTATTTTAGTTACAAAATAAAAATCTTTCATTTCTGGATTAGTATAAATAATACACGTATAATATTCTAGTTCAGCGTTAAGTCTTTCTTCTAATAATAAATGTTCATCTGGTATCATTTTCCAATAGAACTTTAAAAAAGATTGACTATTAAAGTTTTTTAATTGTTTTGGAGTTTCACCACCACAAAATGGAATTAATTGAGAAATAGGAACTATATATTCCTTAGCCTTACTTAATTGAACTTTATCTCCAAGTTGAATATACGCTTCTAATATCTTACATATCTTGGCTGTTTTACCAAAATTTCTAAAGAAATTAAGTTTAGCAAGGGCTTGAACTTTAGATTTTCCAACCGCTTGGAATAATAAAGGAATTAATTCTACAAAAGATAAGTTTGAATTATTAACAGCAACTTCATATAATTTACTTCCATCAGTTGTTCCAAAACCTTTAAGAGAAGATATACCTTTATAGATAATCTTATGTCCGTTTTCTATGCCAATTGCGTAATTATCTTTAGATTTTCCAAATTCAATACTATAAATAGGAATACCTAATTGCTGTGCTAAAGAAGTTCCATCTTGAATATCTTTGTTATTCGCAGCACAATTTAAGAACGCTGTAAGAAATTCGTGTGGATAGTAGTATCTTAAGTAAGCACAAATATAAGTTAACATACTATATGCTTGAGCGTGATTGTAGTTAAATTGGTAAGAAGCAGAATCCTCAATAATCTTTAAGAAAGTTTTTGCTTCTTCTTCTGCAATTTCTCTTGGTTTGTCAGATTTATTACAATAACCTTCTAATATTTTTGGAAGCCATTCAGCAATTTTATCTTCTTTTTTAGCACAAATATAACGTCTAACAGTGTCAGCGTCGCCTCCACTAAAACCACATATTTGTTGCAAAAACGCAATACAATCTTCTTGGTAAAGCAAATACCCATAATTATTTTTTAAGAGTTCATCTATCATAGGAGATGGATTCTTATACCACTCTTTAGCAAATAGTTTATCTCTAAAACTTGCTCCCGAAGGACGGATAGCAGCAGTTACCAAGTCAATATCACTAATACAATGTGGCTCAAACTTCTTTAAAGAACTAAAAGCAAAATCACCATTCATTTGAAAGAGTCCTACAGGACTATCTAACATATGCTTCCATACCTCTTCGTCATTCCAATTTAGTGTCTTAGAATTAGGGAAGGGAATATTTGCCAAATCACAAGTTTGTTGAATAATAGAAATGTTCACTAGACTAAGTAAATCGTATTTTAGGATACCGAGTTCGTGCGATTCGTCCATATTCAAATTAAGAATATGCTTGCTATTTTCTCCACTATTATCCCACACCCAACCAAAGTTATCAGGTAAAGTCCAAGGACAAATTAAAATGCCAGCAGGGTGAATACTCCTAGAGATTGAAGTGTTAACTAACCCATCAAAATAATAAAATAATTGTGGATATTTAGCTCTTATATCAGTTTTATTTTCACTTTCATCAGCGTCATATTCATCTTTTATTTTATCAATATCAGCAAAGGAATAATCTAAAACTTTACCCACAATATCTATTGTTCCGCGGTCAGCAATTGTTCCGATAGATAATACGTAAGCCGTATGTTCAAGACCAAAACTATCTATAATATGCTTATATATTCTAGGTTTATCTTCATCTCTTACATCGACATCTATATCAGCTAAAACTTTTCTATTTTCATTGGCAAATCTAGAAAAAATAGTGTGCCATTCTATACTATCAACATCTGTAATACCTAATATATAAGCAATTAAAGAACCACTTACTGAACCACGACCTAAACCAACAGGAATGTTATTGCTCTTACACCAACCAATTAAATCAGACATAAACAGCATAAAACTTAACATATCTAATTTATTGAAAACATCATATTCTTCTTTAATACGGTCTAAATATTCTTGTTTTTTATCTAAAGGAATATATCCCTTAGCAAGTTTATCTTTAAACATAGTATAAAGTTTTGTTAAAAAATCTTGCTCAATATTATCACTTATATGGGGGTATTTAAATGAAGTATCTAACGTAAATTCTTCTACACTATCAGCCATCACATTAGTATTTTCAATTGCTGATAAATATTCTTCTTCAGTTAACGCCCCTTGTTCTCTAAAACATTCAACTAATTCATCATAAGTTTTGTATGTTAAGTCAAAAGTATCTTCGTCCCCGTAAGATTGTCCCTTATATTTCATTAATAAGCTACGGCATTCTGCTTTGTGCTTATTTAAACTATGTGTATCAGTTCCTGCTATCAAAGGTTTATGTATCACTTTTGATATACGTGCGAGCCACTTATTATATTCAATTTGTTCTTGCGATTTGATATGAGGTTGTACTTCAAGATAGTCATAATGTTGACATAATTTATAAAAAGTTTCATCAGAAATAGTAATGCTTTGATTTCCATTTTGTTTTCGATAAGTGTTTAAAGGAGAAGCTAAACAAGCAGATATTTTAATCACATTAGAGCTGAGTTGAAAGAACTCATCAAATGTAATTCGGGGTGCGTAGTAGTAATGCTCTCGGTCGCTAGCCTTGCTCATAGCAAGATTAATTTCTTTTACACCTTCGTAGTTTTTAGCAAGCAAAATAGTATGGTAATTATCACGTATTTTGTTGTCTAGTGATTGTGTTAAGTAGCACTCTACTCCGTGTATGTATTTAAGCCCATTTTGGTCGCATAATTGCTTTTTTGAAACCCAGTCGTATAAATTACCGTGTTCCGTAAACGCAATCGATTTTTGACCCAATTTTACGGCTAATTCAACATAATCTTTGGCTTTAGTACAACTATCTAACAAAGATAAATCAGTATGTAAATGATAACATACGTAATTATTTGTACTCATATTTAGTTCTCCTTTCGTTTACTTTTTTTCATTTGCTTCTATATAATTATATTCCGTTTAAATTTCTTTTTAAACTTCTTTACTAATATCTACTACCATATAATTAGGAATATCTTTTACAATACTAACAATTTTTAATTTAAAATCTTTTGCAAATTCTAAAAAATCTTCAATAGCTGCATAACAATCTTTAGCTTGTTCAACTTCTTCAGTAAGTAATTTTCCAAAATCTAAGAAATACTCTTTTATTCTATCTTCTTCATCTAAACTAATGCCGATGAATACTTGCGTTGTAATAGGTTGGATATAACTATAAGCAAAAGAAATATGATTTTTTAATCCACCACTTGTAGTTATCTTTCCACCAAAAGTAGAAGTATTTTCAAACTTTACTCCACATTGCAACAACGCTGTGCTTATCGCCTCTTGAAAATCTCTAGCACGCATTTGATTATTTGTTATTTGATAAATCATTTATTCCTCCGTGTTTTTATTTGATTTGGCTCCCCAAATTTTATTAAAAGCAGAACCACCGATTATTTCTGGGTTAGTATCTCCAGCTTCTTCTCGTTCTTTCTTTGCTTGTAAATAAGCTTGATAAGGTTTATGTAACCTTGGAGAATATTCAGATAAGTTTTCAAGTCTATACACATCATCATATGTTACGTCTTGCCACCATAAATTTTCATCTTTAGTTTGTTCATACAATTCTTCAAGATGTTCGATTTCTTTAATAGTCCCAACGATAAAGCCTTCAAGAACAATCTTTTCAGCTTCATTATATTCGATTGGTCGTAAACAATTAGAGAATGTAAATAACTTTTTAACTTCTTCTGGTAAACAATCTAAAGAATTACTCATACCAACTTCATAAAGATATTCATTAATTTCATCTTCAGAATATTGACCTACTAAATTAAACTTTTTAGCATTATTAAAGATAGTTTTTAAAGCAGATTGCAGACCATCTTTATACATTCCAGACTCAGGGTCAAGCACTCCACCAATTTCATCTCGCTCTAACCTTCTAGACTTAATTTTACCATTGGCTTGTGGATATTCTACTTGAATATATTTTACAAAGTTCCACGCTAGATTAATATCTGAAATTGGAATGTTTTCGTTTTGTTGAAACGCAAGAGCATAGAACTCTAGTTGTCTTTTTAACTTTTCTGCTTTAGCATTTTGATAGAAAGTTGAGGTTTTATAATCTATAATGTCTACTTTTCCATCTTCTTTCCAGTTCAAAAAGTCTATAAAGCATTGAATAAGATAATTTTTACCTTTACTATCAGTTAACACACAAGGATAAAATTTTTCACATTCTACTAAACCCTCGTCCTTTACAACATTGGTTAAGAAATGTTTAACACTATTAACAAACTTACGGGCTAATTTTTCATTAGCAGCAATACACGCTTGTTTAGTTTCTTCGTCTGCGTTAGGGTTAACATAAACAAAACTACGACCAAACATTTCTTTTGCTGCAATATAAGCACTTTCAAAATTAATTGTCATAGTTTTATTGTCTATATCAGTAGTATAAAACTCTTCCATTTGTGTATGTAAAGCAGTTCCTAACGTTCCATAGATGCTATCTGCTCTATCTGGCTTTACTTTTAAAACATACTTTAAAAAATATGTCCATTTATCTTCTAAAAAACAATTAATTCTACTCCAAGAATAAATTTTATCTACTCCGTATTGAAAACGAAGTAAATCTAATGTATCTTTGTATTGTTGATTTTGATTATTAGGCATTAGCGTTCTCCCTTCTTTCTTGTGAAATAATAGCAGATAAAAGTTTAGAACTAATTTTAGTAGTTTCTGTAATAGGTAAGAATTTATGTGTGTGATAATATATTACATCAGCAGACACAATATATCCTGCTTCTTTTTGGCACCCACATTTATAATACCTATCATATATTCGCATTGAAAAAGGTTCTCTATCTCCTTTTTTATTACGAATTAAATTAAATGTTATAAGACCCTTCCCATATATAAAAGAACATTTAAAATCTTCTATTTTAGGACACAAACTAAGGTCGAACAACATTTCCTTTGTAAATGGATTAGCCATAAATTTTTCTCTCCTTAAATAATTTTTGATATTCTTGGTTGGTTTTATCAGCAGGACTTTCAGTTTCACCTAGAATGTTTTGCGTATCTAAGATATAACTTAGTTTTCTTACGTTGTAAAATCTTCTACAAGTTTCTTGTAAAAATTCTTCTGGAATATCTTTATCAAACGCTACAATAATTTCCACACCTAAAGCCACTAACATTTGTCTTTGTTTAGCAGTTATTTCGTGTGACCCTACAGCAACCCCCGTAAAATCTCCATAACTTGCTCTTTGTACTACTGATTTCTCAGCCTCAAAAACTACAACAAAACCAGCCTTTTTAATATCATAATAATTTTGGGCAAGTCCAAATAAATATGCTCCCTTATCAAAACCTTTTTCACAGCGATATTTAGGAATTCCTAATTCTTTTGCGTTAGGAATAGTTGTACGCCTAACAAAGCCTGCAATAGGTTTTTCAAATTGTTGTGGTGGAATTGCCCACTTAAACCAAGGAATAACAACTGCACTATTAATATTATCAAAGACTAAAGAATATCTTTGGCAAGCATCAAAAGTACAGCCATCATCTATCCAAGACTTATGAGGAAGTTTTACATATTTATTTAGTTCACTCAACGGATACCCCTCTGTTTCAAGAGGTTTATTATTATATTTTTTACCCCTTGCTGCTTTATAAACGGCTAATACATCAGGAGTATTCTTTTTAACTTGATTACGGTCAAAAGGAAGTCCTAAAAGTTCGTGAACCTTTTTTAAAGCATTATAAAAAGAACAGTTGTTATTTAAGTAAGAAACGAAGTCGTAGATATTCCCATTTACACCACGAGAATACACATTTACAAATAACGTATCTTTTCTTACTGATACGCTTGTAGGATTATCTCCATCTGGTAATGCACATCTAATATCTTTTTGAAAAGATTTTGTTTCAATGTGCTTACAACCTAACTTTTCTAACAAAGGAATAATCAAATCATTGTTTATAATATACTGAGTTAATTCATTTGCTAACATAATTTTCCTCCTCATATAAATTATAAACCGTTTAAGAAATAAAAGAATAGTAATCTATTCTTTTTTGCTCCAATTATATACACCACAAGGAAACATTTCTGAACACTTTCCATTTCGATATATACAAAGCGGTACAAGTAATTCCTTTAATTCAGGGCAAACCTTTATTGCTTCATCACACATTAATTTAACTGCTTCTCTAGTTTCAGGAGAAGCTTGATAGCACAAACGCTTGTGTGCTAGTTGAATTAATTCTTGAGCGTTAATAGAAAAGATATGTGATACTATTTGACCTTGTGGAGCATTGTTTCTATCATACTTAGTTTGTCTATCATTTCTTTGAGTTTGCACATAATGATTACAACCTATATGATGTCTCACAAGATGAACACTAACCCAATAAGGAATTTCTAGTCGAAACCCAAACCACAGTTCTCTAATAGGGCTGTGTTCTGCTTTAAGTAATTTGCTCTTCCATTCACTATCAACAGTTAGAGAAGAAGATTTTAATTTCTTCCCAACTGTATTTAAAGTGCATTGTTTAACCCACAACCAATCTTGTTCGGTTGGATATTTTAAAAGTTCTACTTTTATATCTTTAAATTTGTCACTGACTACTACAGACATTAATTACCTCCCCTTTTTGTATATTGTTTTTTAGTATATTGTTTATTTATGTTGTGATTAATTGTTCGTGTATTTCTTTGTTGGTTTTTGGTTTTGGCGAACTCTAACATTCGATTTAACGCACTCTCACAATACATTTCTCTTTTAGGATTGTTGACCAACGCCCAATCATCGCATACTTGTTTTTCTGTTCGTGGATTAAAAATAGAACAGAATTGACATCGTTCACATTTGTTCATTTTTATTTCTCCTTATCAACTAAAAGGGACAAGCGTATACCCGACTTCTTTAAATATATTTCTGGAATAGTCGGCTTCAATTACTATTTGTCTCTTTTCAGCTTCTCCATTACGATTTTTAACAATAAAAACTAATAGATAATCTTTTGCTGGGTCTATTGCTACAGGAACTACGTGTTTCCCATCAACTAAAGTTACAACATCTAACTCTGCTTTATTACGCTTATAAGAACTACTAGCCTTAATATCGGCTACAGTTTTACCTTCTACACAAGCAGGATTTTCTAACGGTTTTTCATCATCAAACATTCTACGTATCATAAGGTAAACGCTCATTACGTTTGCCATTGCTTTACTGCCAGCCGTGTTATCTTTAGTTAAATAACGTTGTCTAACATCGGCAGTTCTAAGTTGTAAAGTACAAAAGATATGTAAATTTTTATTTTCAGGTTTAATAACATCATAAATATTGGTCATATTCTTACGTAATAATTCCCACTCATTGTCATTAAACTCTGTTCCATCTTCTTTAAAAGTATCAATTGCGTAGTATTTTACACCTTTGCTAGCGTATTGTTTAATACGTCTAATAACTTCTTTACAATTAAAAACATCAACTGGAACAATTGTAATAAGTTCTTGGTCTTTCATCTTTTTAAGCCATTCTCCAGCGTCTATAATTAGCTGCTTTTGTTCGGCTGTTAAAGATGACCCATATTTCATTTTACCTTTAGCCATATCTTTTTTGAATACATTATTTATTACCCAGGCAATAAATTCGATTTGCCACTTTTGACGACTTTCTTCATTAATAAAGATGACTGCTGGTTCTCCGTAATTAATTAACGATGTAATATAAACATTACGCATAAAAGTAGATTTTCCTACACCTGTAGGAGCCCCTAATCCAGTAATATCACCCAAAGAACAACCGTTAGTAAGTTGTGTTAGAAAAGGCATTTCATAATAGGGTAGTCCGACCATTTCATCACTAAATAGTTTTTGAATTGTATCGTCTATTCCATCAGATAAATCATAACCCTTTAAGTTATTACTTGCTTTAACAAAAGAATTATTGTTAAGATAATCATAATAATCATATATCTCATCATACGTCATATCAATAAAAGTGGAAAATTGCTTTTCAGTAATATATTGACCACTTTCTATTTTACGATATAATGCTTCCCATTTATTATTGTTGTCTATATAACTTTCAATATTGTCAGCATTAACATATTCACTAGAAAGCATTTGAATTGTTTCCCAACCACCAGTATTGTCATATACTTCTCTAAGTTTTTGGTGTTTTTCAAGGTATAAATTAATTTCAAGTTCATCTATATGTTCAAACTTTTCATTTTTCATACCTTTAATAATTTCAAAATAAACTTTCCATTTATTAATACGAAAATCTTCTAAAGTTAAAGTATCATAATCGTAAATTAGGTCTGGATTTTGATATAAGCAACCAACGATATAACTTTCACTAATGTTCTTGTTGTCGTATAATTTTTGCTGAACTCTAGTAAGTTCGTCTGGAGTATTAGATGAAACATTTTGTTGTGCTTGTTGCATATACTCTCCTCCTATTTCCACACTGAATTTAATTCTTCGATTAGTGGATTTTTCTTTTTTGTTTTTGGCTTGTAAGTTAAAGTGTTATAACTTTGATTTAAGTTTTCCGTTGTGAGTTGTGATACATTATTAGAATTTTCTCTTAACTTTTTACAACGTTCTTCTATTCCATTAATATATTGTTCTAAGATATAACACAATAAATTAATTTTATGGTTCTCATCTACCGCTTTTTCAAATGCTTTAATAAGTGAAGCAGTGCAATAAACACTTGTCCAATACACTGCTTCGGTTGAATAAATTTGTTTTAATTCTTCTGGGTGCTTAGCACTAGGTTTACGGAGATATTTTTGACCATATGCTAAACCTTTAACTCTTAAGATTAATGCCTTAGGAAGTTTTTGTTCTTTCGTATATTGAAAAATATTTGTTTTAATATATTCAAATACATCATTCCACGCTTTATTTAAAGGTGAGTCAGACTTATCTTCTTCACTTTTTTGTAGGGACTTTTGAGTATTTGTTACACCTTTTGGCAAGGAGTTTGATGTGTTCTCTACACTTTTCTTACGTGCCATATAAATTATACCTCCGTGTTATAAAGTTTCAAAAATAGGGCTATTTTAAGGCTCTATTTAAGGTTTTATTGTTTATTATGCTACATCATCAGGAATAGTTTTTACAAACTCAAGAATTTGTTTTGTTTGTTCTTCAGTAATATCTTTAAGTGAAGGCTTAGCTCCTGTTTCTCTAATATATTTTAAGATTTCTGGCATATGTTTACTCTTCTTAGCGATAGCCCCTCTAATAATTTTAGCTCTTGCTACTTCAGGACTTTCTTCTACAGGAGTAGGAGCAGGTTCAACTGGAGTTGTAGCCACAGGTGTTGTATTAATTGCAGGGGTTGGTGCTACAGGAGTTTCTGTTTTAACTGATTGACCAACAACAGATGGTGTTGGCACTGGTGGAACAGAAGTTTTTAATGGAGTTTTAGCACTTGAACCTGTTACGGTTTGGTCGCTCTTAGTTAAGGCATCTAAAGCATCTGGTTCACTAATTTCAAATGCATTTTGATATAGATAACGCTTTAAGTATGTATGAATACTACCTAGGTTTTGCACTGGAGTACAACCCTTAACTTCAGAATCTACAACTGGAGTAGCAAATACAATAGTGTTTTCAGGTTTATCACAATCAATAATAGTAAGAGTTGCGGTTTCCATATTCATAGTAAATACAGATGTTAAATTATATTTATCTAATAAATAATTAACTGTTGGGACAAAGTCTTGTAATTGGAAATATTGGTATCTCGCAAATGTATTTACTCCACTTTTTCTTAAAGGATAAGTTGATAATTCAACTCTTATACGTTGTAGTTTAGCGTGTAAAGAAGTAGGTTCCGTTGTAAAATTAATCTTAGCAACTGGAGTAATATAACTAAGAACTTTTTCTTCGGTTACTTCATTTTCTACATTTTCATTTTTTACTACTGGTTCAATAGGTTTTGTTTTTGCTGTTGCCATAAATAATATTTACCTCCTATTATTCACTTTTCATAGCGGCTAAAAATTCAGCCATATCACTATCTATTTCTTGTTCACCAATGCTAGGTGTAGTGCTAGTTGGTGCTTGATAAGTAGGTCTTGGTGCTGGAGCTGGTGTTTGTGTTGGTTGAGTTGTTGGTTTAGCACCAAAAGCTGCTGGTCGTTTAAATGTTGAAGCTACTTCTTGAGCATAAGCACTATCAACATTTGATGGTTTTACAGTTGGTTCAGTATGAGAAATCATACTTAAATCAAACATTAATAAATCAGACTTAGTATATTTCTCTTTATCAATTGAAAGAACTTTAACACCTTGGGCATCATCTATAAGTTTAAAACTACTAAGTGCTTTTACTTCAAATGATTTATTACTAGCTACCATTTTACCAAGATTAGGAAGTTCAAATAGTCCAATTGTAGCCATTCTAATAACTTCTTTATATTGAGGAAATTCTTCTGGGTGTTCAAGAATATAACTCATATCAATATCTTCAGTTTCTACTACATAGCTAAAATGTCCGACAATGTCCACTACCCATATTTGTGTTGGAGAAGTAATATTTAGATATAAATCTGCTGCACGTTTCCATTGAGGAAGTTCTTCTTTAGAAACATATATAGTTTGTGGGATTGTGTAAACTTTATAATCTGCTGTTCCAGGTAGTTTTTGGCGTACATTACTATAAACTTGTAATGCATATAGACCTTTTTCTTCTGGAGCTTTACAAGACTCACTATCAAATAATACTCTTTCAGTAAATGTAGCACTATATTTATCTTCAGTAACATAGTCTGGTGCTAAATAAATATGTGTAATAGTTTTAGTGGTAACCAATTTACCTTCATTGTTAATAAAGTAACTGAACTTACCTCTAATTGTTAAAATCATTCCATCTTCTAAATGTGAATAGATTTCGTTAATTGCTTCATAAGCACATAAGAACTTTTTCATTACAGTATATGTTGAACCATCTGCACGAACAGCACGAGTTAAACCTACTGTAATATAATCGTTATAACTAAGTGTTTCTAAAATTTCTTCGTTGAAACGTTGGTCAAAATCAAGGAAATAATATTTCATAAGGTCATCTTTTGGGTGAACTAAGAAACCTTTTTCTTGATTTGCTTCAAATGAACCTTGCAATGTTGCAAAAGATAATCTATCTCTGCCGCATTTTAAAGAAATACTCATTCGGTTAAAAGTGTAATTACCTTTCTTTTCTGCAAGAGTAAACATTTTATTAAAATTTTCTGTTTTTTCTTCTGGCGTTTTTCCGTTAATAGAAAATACACCTGTGGCTGAAAATGAGCCAAATGTTTGTGTTACTTTTTTAGTTGTTGAATTTAATGGTGATTGCATAATTTTTTCTCCTTTCTATTTACTTTTTTTATTCATCATCATTTTCATTATCATTTTCTTCAATGTTATCATTATCGTCATATTCAAGTGGTCGTATGTGACCCACTAAAGGGAAGATAATATATTCTGTAATTTCATCTTTATATATTATAGTATGTTCTGCCGTTATATTATCTGGTGTCATTATATCTTTATGCAAAGGATACGCTAAATATCCTTGAATACCTGCTCCAATATTAATTGTTTTATTTGCTATATTCCAACTATTTAAAACTATACCTTTTACAGATACAAGATGTTGATTACAACATTCATCATCAGGGGCATCAATAGTTTCTTCCAATTTTATTTCATCCAAAATGACCATAATTGGGAATGTGTCTATAGTATTCTCTTCATTACATTTAGTATTAGGAATCATAATAATAGGGTGAACCCCATCAGCTAGCATTTTGTTTAATTCAAATATAGAAGCTTCGTTTATTACATATATTCCACCATAATTATTACTGGTTCCTATACTAATATCTTTTACTTGCTTTATCATTTTTTAAACTCCTTTCATTTTATTTTTATTCTTCTTGAAACGACCCATCAAGATTAAAGAAAATATTACCTACATAAAAACCTTTCTCTGTATACGCATTCAATTCTATCTCGTCTTCAGACGTATAAGTAAAATAATCGATACAGAGTTTATCAAATACTTTTTTAGTTATATCTAAGTCACTCATAATTCTCTCTTCCATTATATTTATATCGTTCGCCTAGGGAAGGCTACAAGAAAGTTGCCGCGTAAGGATTGTAGAAAAGGTAGGCAAAATAGTCTTGTATAATTACATAAAGGAGGTGCACATATTATTATTTATCTATCAACTTAAAGAAAGGAAATTGATTTATAAGGAGAGTGTGAGAATATAAAACACACTAAAATAACAACTTTCTTGTCACCTTCCCTAGACAAACGATATTTTTAAAATTTTCTTTTCATAATATTATATTCTTTTTATAACAATAAAATCAACTAAAATGATTTAAAAGTTAAAAATATTCTTCATATTACAATTATTATTGTAACTGAGAGTAATAAATTAACCAAATTTAGATATTATTAAAATATCTCTTTGTAATTTTTTGTAAAGCACGTTGAATGTAACGACGAATAGTGCTATCATTGGTATGATATTTCTTTTCCATATCTCTATATGTCATTCCAGACAAATAACCTAGAAGATATTTATGTTCAAGTAAGGTTAAATAGCATTCTCCTTCGCGAACATCTCTTAAATCTTCTATAATTAATCGAATAAGTTCTTCCCTTTCTGTTAAGGGTTGGCTAGTTGTAGAACATTGATGTACATCTATCATTTCTTCACCTATATTATCTATACTATCAAGCACTTCTTTTGATGTATCTTCTGTACGTATCTTACGACAACGATTAAGAGATGTAGTAATTGCTCTACCTCCTCTTTTTACCGCTTTTAATGCTGCTAATTCATTACGAATACAATGTTTAATAACAAGATAACACCACGTACTAAATCCTGCTTTCGTATGATTATAAGAGTCAATTCTATTCCACATAAAAAATACTATTGTATTTACTACGTCGTCTATCATTTGATAATATTGAGGATTGTTGCGTAAAAATCCAGTAGTATAATTATATAAAACATTTGCTAAAGCATCTTCGTCATTATGTTTTAGCCATTGAACTTCAGCAGTGGTTAATAACCCTGTTGAATAACTATTTGCCTTGTCATATATTAATTCTATTTCTTCTTGTGTAAATTCCATATGATGTCCTTTCTCATTGCTATATGACTTTTAAAGTAGTAAACTCTTCATAAAATGGAATTTCTCGAACCTCTTGAACGTGCCATTCCATTCCTCCCATAAAGGAATTTTGTTCACACCACTCTAACCCACGCTTAGTTGCTGACTTTTTATTCGGTGCTATTGTCAACATACATTGACTGCTAGCAGAGTTACAATTTTCCATATTACAAGTAGTCGGGAATCCTATTACTTGTAATACATACATTTTATCTTTGTTCTTTTTCTGTGCCATTTTTCTTCAATCTTACTTTCTTAGATTCTTTTTCTTGCGTGGCTTTACGGTATTCTTCCTAAGTCTTATCTAAGTTTTTAATTAATTCTTCTATTGTCATTTCATTTTGTGGTATAAAGCCTATTTTAGCCTCAGGATTGCACATTACGAATGACAACCTATTATACAAGTGGGCTAATAAAACCTTTTGTTTTTCGGTCATTTTTGCCTCCTACATCTCCAATTGCCCAAAGATATATGTAAAAATCATTGCACAATTCCATTCTACTAAATTATCATAGCATATAAAAATAGTATCTGTAAACTCGTCGTGTGTGCTATTTGATTGCCAATGAACCGTTAATTCACACACTGGATTATCTTCTGCTATATTTTCATTTTCAACTACAAACCTAAAAATTTCACAATAAGTCGTATCATCAGAAGAAAAAAGTTGTTTTTTATATTCCTCTGTTAACATTTTATTAACAATATTTAGTTTTTGTAAAATTGTTAAATTATCTACTTCCCATAATTTATTTTTCATTTGCTTCTTTCCCTTCATCAATAATTTTTATTTGATTCTTTTTAACCTTTTTTAACTTTTTGTTTATTCTTTTCAACGCTCTAAGAATTTTAAATTTTTCATTATTTAAATAAAAATCATCTTCTTCTCCTGCGTAAATTTTTACACCAAGATAAGAATTTTGAACAATGACATAAGGAAAATCATCAGAGTCGTTTAACACTTGCATATCTTGTGTTAATTGTCGAGCGTTTACAGAAAAATAAATTCCATTACGAGAGTTATTAGGATAAGCTATTCTAATTTCAGGAATTTTTAATAGCTCTTTTCTAGTTGTCCAACCTTCTAAGGAAAGCAGAACATCAGCTAAAACTTTTTGTCTTTCATTTAACATTTATTTATCCTCCCTAGCTGCTAATTCTATTACAGTCATAACACAATAAGAAGCTAAATCTAAAAGTGTATCTTCTAATCTCTCATCATCTACTTGTCTATCTTGTTTTAAAACTAATTTTTCTAAGCGATTAAACTTATCACTAATGCGAGTGAGAGCAGAAATTAGCCCATATTTTTTTACACTCACACCAAAAGAATCTCCGTAGTCAGCATTCTTTTTTTCGTATAACTGTGCCATAGATTCTACTATATCTTTAAATTGTTTGACTTTATTATTTCCCATATATTTTTTCTCCTTATAACACATTCTGCAAACCACCCACCTTAAACGTAAACGATTGATTTTATCATTAATGCGAGTAAGATGAGGAGTTACAGAATTATAATCGTGGTGCCTAAACCGACCCCATTCTGTTTTAACCACGGCAATAGTCTTTATCGTGGTTGCTAATATACTACACAAGACTTCACAAAACTCAAAGTTTTGCAAGGGGTTTTTACTATAAGAATAGCAACTTTCCTACAGACGGTATTTGTTTTTAATAATAAATATAATTATACTAAACTAATTTTCAAATTTGATGAAAATCGGTATTATATAAATGCATTCACTATTCCTTCTTTAATCTAAATCCTATTCTATAATATTCATCATAGACAGGCTTCCAAATGATTTCACATTGTTTTCTTTCGACAGGTAAAAGTTCTTCCATTATATCTAAATCTTGTTGTAGATTTTTGTTGTAGGGGCAACCCTTACAGCCCGAACGTGCAAGATTGTAAGGTGGATAATATAATTTACATAGTTTAATATTAAATTTTTCTATGAACCACTCTTCAAAATCTTTGTTGATTACTAATAAAGGGTGGAACTTTAATAAATTATCAGACTTATCTGTAACTATACAAGTAGCAGATAGCCTTTGTCCACCTTCGTCTTGACGTATACCTGTAAGTTTTATACTTTTGTTATTTTCTTTTGCCCACTTAGTTGCTGGCTGTTTCTTTAACCTATCGCAACACTTAGCACTACAATGTAAATTAAATTCTGGAGTGAACTGATACATCAATTTCTTAGGACATCTAATTTGTGTTGTACTTTCGACAATTCCTAAATATCTTTGTAAAGTTCTATTGTAAGGTTCTCCTCTATGTCGCCAGTACATATCTAAATTCATACTGTGTTGCTTGCTTTTAAAAGGATAACCTTCTTTTTCTAACATTTCTTTTATATTTACACCACTATTTAATATGACAATTCTATCATCAGTTTTAGCAAGTTCTTTTACAAACTCTACAATAAACTTGTATTCAATGCCAGTATTCAAAAACAACCTTGGTATTTTATTTCCTGGTAGTGCCATATCTAATAAGTAATGTAAAATTGTGCTATCTTTTCCGCCACTAAACGATAGGTAAGCGTTGTGTTCTAAATCGTATTGTTGATTGATTGCACGTATCTTGTCTATTCTATCTAGTAGTAATATTTCATTTTCATAAGATTTCATAAATTTCATTTTCATAAGATTTCATAACTGCCACGAACTAACTTAGTTCTATGGCAATTAAATATGCAGACTTTCTACTTAGTGTCCATTCTTGTCTAATTTTATGTACTAATTCGCCTTAAGGACACTTAGCACAACCTAGATTTCACTAGGGTTAGTTATTACTCTCCTTTATAATTTCTTTGTTTTTCATTTTTATTCCTCCATCAAATTATATTCTTTTTATTTTTTTTAGAAAACAAAATCTTCATCTCCTAATAATTCAGGAGTTTCACAAATATTGCCAACAATTTTAAGTCTAGTAAAAATGTCTATTAAAGGACAATAGTGAAATTCTTCCTCTAAATAATAATGGCATACCCACATACCGTTATACATTCTTATTATGCCAAGGCGACCATTGTCATTCACTATATCTCTTTCATAAAAATCTTCTTCATTTTTTCTAAATCCAGTCCATTGCATTATAATAATATCATTAATATCATTTTTTGTGTATCCTAAATAATATTTTCCCTCTGAATAACAAATATAAATAATATTACCTTCTGTATCCCAGTCCATTACTTTAACATCGACCATTTTCTTTTCACATTTTAAATATGCTCTAAATCTATATTCATTCATATTTTTACCCTTTAGAAGATTCTAATAATTCAGGGTTTTCATAAATATTGCCAACTACCTTCATAGATATTTCATCAGTTGACAAGTCGTTAAATTCGAAAACTCCTCCACTATTAATTTGACGAACATAAAAACCAGATAATATCCAGCACACTTTACATAATTCGCCAAAATATTCTACAATATCACCTTCATATATTTCTTTCCCATTTTTATCTTTAAAGCCAGTGTACTGCATTAAAGCAATATCATCTTCGTATCCAAAGTAATCTTTTCCTTTAGGATAATTTAGACAAAGAAGATTTCCCTCATAGTCCCAGTCCATTGCCCCAACTGTTACCATTTCATTAGTATCTTTTAAAAACGCTCTAAATTTTATTGCTCTCATATTTTATTCCTCCTCTGCAGCAATTCTTTGACCGCACCAAGGGCAGTAAGAATATTGCTTTTCAACTTGACAACTGCATCGTGGGCAATAAGGTTTTGAATTAATAGGATTTTCATCAAACCTTGACCCACGATAATACAATTTCATAGGCAATTCTTTTTGTTTTAGTTTTCTATATTCACGTAACTCGTTAAGAATGACCTTATGTTCATAGTCCAAGTACGACTGTAAATGCTTCGACGCAAATGACCATAAACAAGATAATGCTTCTATACCATTTTTCTTTAGTGTGTTATTTTCCATTCTTTTTCTCCCAATATAATTTTTGACCACAATGAGGACAGTAATTTGATTTATATTCTATCTCATCTTTTCCACAATTTAAACAAATTCCAAAAGTTTCATCGTGTTGATAGCTAGTTTCTTCTGTATATTGCTTTACTTTCTTAGGAGTATCCCTGAATAGAAGTGATGAATTTGTTTTATTTATTTCTTCCACAATGGAATTATATAAGCCAATTTCTTCTTCAGTTTTTAAACCACCTAATTTAGTAATTAACTTTGTTAAATTTTCCATATTGATTTTACCTCATATCAAAAATTATCTACAACTTTTCCACATCACCCAACGTACCCAATTAGGTGTTTCTTCAGGAGGTGTATTTCCATATTTAAAGAATACGACAATGTAAAAAACTGCAAAACCAATAGCAATTAATATTGGTAATACATAATGAATTCCTATCCAAAGAATAGTATTTATTTTATCTTTCATTTCTCTCATACTCCTCTCTCCAATATTCATCATTATAGGTTTCGTTTTCATACCACTCATATAATTCATCGGCTATTTGAAAATCTTTATCATCATCATTATCAAACTCCAATTTAAAGTAATAACCGTGAATAATGTCATTAAAGTCGGTGTCGGTATAATCAACATCAACATCTAAATGATTTATGATTTCTTTGAGAAGAGTTAAGGCTTGAATGACATCTTTAAACACCCCAATTCGATATGAATAAAAAGGTATCATATCTTTCTTTGTAGGATTTGTGCTTCTTCTACGTTGTGCCAACTCGTATTCATCTTCATTTTTGATAGCCTCTATGTAGTCAATTAAAAAGTCTAATTTATTCATCTTCCACTCCAAAATAATATTTTTTGATACGGTCTTCGCCGATAGTTTCGATAGCCTTTTTTGCTATCTCTTCACTTGTAAAATAGATATTAAATGGGGTATAACACCACTTATATGTAGAAAAAACGGCTATAATTTTATCTGATTGAAACATACCTAAATAGTATTTTGTCTGATTAACATCATTCCAATCAATTTCTTTTTCGTTATTTTCGTATGCGAACCTTTCTAACTCGTGAATAACTTTGAGTTTTTCGACCATAAACTTGGCTTGCTCTGCGGTTTGAAAACAATTGCCTATAGCCATTAATCTTTTATCATTTTCATACTCCCCATAGTCAAAATAATCTATATTAACATCGTGGCGAATAAAATAATAAGGTTTTCCTTTTTTAGGCTCCCACCATTTTCTTTTTTCCTCAAATATTTCCCAATCATCGGCTAAAATATTTTCTACATTTGTTAAAGATAAATCATCAATTTTAGTGTCAATTTGTTCTTTATTATAAAAGTTTGGGCTACAACACAATAAATTCCCGTTATTGTCAATGATAAGCCATACATCTTTCCACCCTTTTCTTCTAACTTTCTTCCCTTTTGTCATTTCTTCAATTGCTTGTTCAAAATTCATTAGTTTCCTCCTCAACTTCAAAGTAATACTTTATAAGACGTTCTTCTCCAATGGCTTCGACAGATTTCTCTGCAATGGACTCACTTGTAAAATAAACGTTCAATGGGATTTCTTTCATAGATATAACATAGTTAACTAATACTTGATTTGCAGAATAACTATAATACAAGAAGAACTTTTTCTGACCGTCATCATTCCAATTTATTTCTTCTTCGTTGTTTTCAACTGCAAATGTTTTAAGTTCGTGAATAACTCTAAGTTTTTCAGCCATAAACTCGGCTTGCTCTTCGGTTTGGAAACAGTTACCAATTGATTGGAAACGCTTATCAGTATCGTCGTCATCATAAGAATAACAACCAATACGACCTGTGTGTACAATAAGATAATAATTTTCTTTTATCTTAGGTTCCCACATTTTCTTCTTCCCTTCATTAATAACTTCCCAATCATCAGCAAGTGTATTAGTAATAGTTTCTTGATTAAAATCATTTTCAATAATTTTACCTGTTTTTAATTTAATTTTTACTTTTCCATCTTCAATAAACCAATAGCCTCCCCAACCTGGTCTTCTGATTTTTTTACCATTTAACATTTCTTGATAAGCTTGTTCAAAATTCATTTTATTTTCCTCCTAAATATTATATTCTGTTTATAAAATTAAATCAACTTTATTTTCAACTGCTGAATAGATTATTTCATTAATAACATCAGAAAGAGTTAAAAATATATCAGTGTGATACGCAGTAGTTAAATACTTATAACTATATACCCCTGCATTTTCTATTTCTTTGTATATTTCTATAGCAATTTTTTTAATATTTATAGGAAATAAAGACGAAGTGTTATCAGCTACCCTTTCATCTTCGTTATATCCTCGAATAACTACAACAAAATGTGAAAAATTTGAATCTATCTTTCGTGACCAATCTTTATCAAAATCATATGTAAACTCAGCTGATTTGTTTTCTTCGAATAATTCACATAAAGTTCTTTCATCTGGTTGCAAATAAAATTCGACCGTTTCAGAATAATATCCATTACTGCTGCCATAAAAACGAATTGTATCCATTCCTTTATTTGTTTTTAAATGATAAAATGACCAAGTAACACTTCCCAAATCATCGTTAGTATCTTTATTGGTTACCAATGAAACCTCGCACCAATTACAATCGGTGTATATATCATCGTGATTATCATAACTATCCGCTCCTTCAAGATAAACATCTTCACAACATTCTTGGTCGTGCCATAATTCAATAACTGCACCATCTTTACAATAAAATATTACTTCTTTACTATTAGGCTTAATACCTTCTACTTTAATTAATCCACTTTTAAAATGTTTATTAGCAATATCAAGAGGTATCATATCATCAATGTCACACATATCTTATTTTTCTCCTTTCACTTTCACTAAATCTACTTCATCAAATAGCACACCTGGAAACATATCTAACACATATCTTCCCGCTAATCTACGAGTTATTGTCATTACTGGCGTTTGAAAAACTTGTAATATTTCTTCAAGATTGGTAAGACAAATTGCTGCATTTTTTATTTTTTTATAATTTAAACTATTGGTGTCATATCCTAAACAAATATAATCCCAAAAATCATCATCATCTTCTTCATATTTATTAAATAATGATTTTTCGATATAATTTTTTATTCGAGTTATATATTTTCGTATAATATAATGTGTAGAAACTACTGAAACTTTATCTTCTAAATTAAATTTATAAGAAGGTTCTACACCTAAAATAGTTACATCTTCTATATCTTCAAAATTGTAAACAATTGCATAATTTATAGAATATCCCCAAGTGCCATCATTGCCAAAACAGCAACTTTCTTGTAAAATATTTGTATTAAAGAACAGTGAATCAGGTTCTAAATAACCTTCTCCAGTATTCCAAGTATACCCTAATTTATCAAAAGCACGGAGTAGAGTTTGCACTTGTTCTATTGTATTACAACGAATTCCACAGCGGACTCCTATGCCTTTATCTTTACCTTTATAGAAGTAATCAAAAAATTCTTGTAATGTTATTTTATTTTTTAATTTTGTTTTACCCATAAATTACTCCTAAATTATTTTTTTATAATGTCCTTCAATTGTTTTGGCTCATCTTCCCAACGCACCGATGAAAAGTCTAAGTAATTTTCTATGTTAGGAAATAAATAGCTTAAACTGCTAGTATAAATATCTTCCATCATAATTTTGTCCCCGTCCCACCAACCATATTTATCATCTCTTCTCGGTTTACTGCCAAATATAATTACATCTCCGCCTCTGTCTCTAGCTACCCATAAATCTAAGTTAATTTTTAAATTAATACTATTTTCCATTTTAAATTTTCTCCCTTATAATATCTTTTAATTGCTTTGGTTCATCGTCTTCCCAAAACACTAGCGAAAAATCAAAATAATCTTCTATGTTAGGAAATAAAATTTCTGAACTTTCAATATCTATGCATTCAGATTCAAAATGAAGAGAGCGGTCATCATATACAGTCCAATAAAATTTATAACCTCTTTTAGGCTTGTGTTTATATATGTACAGTTTACCATCTTTATCTCTCGCAACCCAAAGGTTTAAATTAATTTTTGCACTAATACTATTTTCCATTTTTATACTCTCCTTTTAATATATCTTTTAATTGCTTTGGTTCATCATCTTCCCATTGAACTTTCGAAAAATCAAAGTAATCCCTAATTTGTGGGAAGAAATCCTTTAACCTCCAAAGGTCAATGTCAATCCTTCCAACAATTGGGAGTATTTGTTGAGTATCCTCGTCAAATGCAAAAGAAAAATTAAAACACCCCCAATCATTCCAGACTTTCGTTGGTCTTGATGTAAATAGTGATATATTTCCATTCTTGTCTTTCACTATATACCAATCTAAGTTAATTATTACATCAATTTTCATTATTTATTTCCTCCATTTATTTTTCATTCTTTAATCTAGCCACAGTTCTTTCTACTTTTTGGCTAATTTGTTGTTGTATTTTTTCTTTAATATCTTCATCATTTAAATCATAAATAATTAACAACTGATAAATCATAAGTATAACATCGCATATTTCTTCAAAAATATGTTCTTTATTTTCTTGTCCTCTCAAATCTTTTGTTAATTCTTTGATTAACTCTGAAAGTTCTTCAATTGCAACAGTTTTTTGTGCAATTGGTGTGCTAAGTTTTATAATTTCATCTATACTATCACGCAAAGTTAATTTTTCTTTTTCGTAGCCATAATTATTGTTTAACATAAATTTGATATTTTCATAACTATCATATTCATAAAGAGAAATAAGTAATTCATCTTTAAATTCCTCAGTATTACCCACTTGTACACTTGTTTCAGGGGCTAGTGCGACTATATATCTATTTAATTTATCGATATAGAAAACCATCTCGTGATTATAAACACCCCAAGTTGTATATTCAATTAGTTCCACATCATCAAAACTGACAAAATATTTGTTAACTATTTTTACTTTTACTTTTTTAATTATTTCTTCTGCTCGCATTTTATCCTCCTAAAATACTTAATCTATATCAACTATAATTTCCCCATTCTTAACAACTTCTATCATATTTCCACCATTATAACAAATTGAAAGTAATTCAATTGCTTCAAATTTAATAAACTCTACTTTACCTGTGTTATAAGAAGAAATACTAAGTAATTCTTTTTCAAAATCTACAAACACGACATCATTTTCTTTAAAGCTTCTTTTATACTCTTCGCATATAAGTTTTAATTCAGTTTTAGGATTTGTAGAACTCTCTATCATATGTGCTACACGACAAGGAACAGACTCTTTTTTATCTTCCCATTCTAATGCTTGACCGCACTCAGGACAATAATTATCTCCATACTTTAAATCTCTCCAACCACAATGAGGACAAGTTCCTTTCCAACTAATCACAGGACACTCATCGTTTATATCACCTATCCATTGATATTTATTTATTACTTTTGCAGGCTTTAGCCTTTGTAACATTGTTATTACTTCTTCAATGTTTTTAATTTCTTGTGAATACATTTTACTCTTCCTCCTCATCTTCTAATTCTCTAAACTCCCAATTTAATCTTTGCCCGCAGTCAGGACAATAATTGCATTTTTCCTCGCAATCTAAATCAAAATATCTTCCACACTCAGGACAATGTGCTATATCATATACAGGACAGCCATCAGCATAGCCATCATATTCATAATTTACATAGCGTGGTTTTTCTTTATCTACTAATTCTTGTAATAGTTCCCTATCAGCCATAGTTTCTTTTTCTTGCGAAATTATGACTGAACTTAATGTGCTAAAACTTAAGTGGTAGTTTGTAGCATCACTTCCAATTCTATCTAACGCTTCTTGATATTTTTGATATTCATTCATATTAATCACTCCATTTTTAAATTTTTTCTAATATAAAACATTATAATAAGTTTTTGAACCTTTTTGCTAAACATTTTGACTTGATTTTAACATTAATAAATTTATTAGTGATTTTCTTATTATTTAAAATTTCTAATGTTGTTAAAACTCTTGAAATTGCAAAATTTTCGGAAGAGTTAATGCATACATTCATAATATTTATTATATATTCATTATCAAAATCAATATCAGTAAAGATTAAACTTCGTAATACATCTGCAAATAATTTCAAATTATTTGTATCTAAAATTTTTACCATAATATAATTAAACGCTGATTTATTTTCTAAATAAATTTTATAAATGTATTCACTTGAAAACATTCGTTCTTCATCTTCATTATCTAATATAATTTTTTTCAAATATTCATCATAGTATTCATCAAAGCTAATATAATGCCCTTCATAATTACTAAAAGTCATATATATCTCCTTTATTTTCTCATAAGTTTTAAATAAGAATAATCCGAATTGTCATAACTAGTAATATTATCGTTTACCCAATTTAAAAAGTTCAATGCTTTGTTTAATTTTTCACTATTCGGTTTGTAATTTTTTCTTTCATTTTCTATTCTTATTTGTTCTAAATGTTCTAGTCTTTTAAAAGTTTTATAACTTATTTCACAACAACGCACTAATTTTAAATCAGTTATATCAAAATGTTTAAATCGTTGACTAATCCAAAATAAAGCTGAACGCTCACACTTTGCTTGTGTTATCATACCTCTGTAGCGTGTGTTATTATTATCAGTGTATTTAATATAATAATATTTTACCATAATGTCACCCACATATCAATAGTCGTTATTTCTAACTCCTAACTTATTTTTTCTTTTCTTGATTACAAATCCATACCCAAGCTGCTGTTATTACTAAAAGTAATGTAAAAACAATAGCTAAGATTTCACTTAATGAACGACCAATGCAACTCAAAATCATTGACCATTCCACTCATCAGACTGTATAACTAAATAGCTTGTGCATAATAAACAAATTAAACTTAATACTAACATTCGCATTCCTCCGTTTCGTTAGAGTTAATAAACTTGCATTCAGTTGTTTTTAATGGACAAAACCCATTGTAATAACAGTCCCCACAGACTTTTCTTTTTGCTGTTTTCTTAACCTTTTCTTTAGGTTCTTCTTTTTTCTTTTCTTCCTTAACAGGCTCTTCTACTTTTCGAACCTTATTACTTGCTTTAATAATTGACTTAGTATCTATAGCCATAATTAATTTCCTTCCTCTATATAAATTATATTCTAATTTAATTTTAAATTTAAATTAAAGTTATATTTATTAATTCCTTCACTTAATACTTCCCCTCTAATATGAGTATAAATATTAGCAGTAGTAGATAGTTGTGCGTGTCCTAATTGGAGTTGCACTTCTTTTAAGCTTGCTCCTTTTTCTAGTTGAATAGATGCAAAACTGTGTCTAAAACTATGTGGGTGAATATTTTTATCAATTCCCACACGACGTGCAATAACCTTACTACTATTTGTTATAGCAACTCTATTCATTGGTTTACCACTATTAGAGATAAACAAGTTATTATATTGACAATTAGGGAACTTTTTATTTCTAAACTTAACAATATATTCTTTAATAATTTGTGCTGTATAACTAGGAATATATTTCTTTTGCATTTTTTGTCCTTTACAACGTACTAAGATATATGGACTTTCAACATCTAAAAATAAATTATCTAATTCCATATTGATTAATTCACTTAATCTTACTCCCATTGTAAGAAAAACTGTAAACACAGCTTTATCACGTAAGTTTTTACAACCCAATATAAATCTTTGTGCTTCTTCTTCTGTAAGATAAGTTGTTTCGCGATAATCTTTATCTTTAAAAGAGTGTATTCTTTTCCAAGGATTTTTATCTATATATTCATATTCTTCTAAAAAGTGATAAAAAGATTTTAAACACATAATTTTTTGATTTTTACTAGATACTTTATATTGCTTTTCTTGTAAGTAGTCTAAGTAAGATAAGATATTTTCGTTGTTTAATTCTATAATTTGTTTATTTGTTGTAATATCTAACACCTCACAAAACTTATTTAGTATTTGTGTGTAGTCAGATATTGTTTTTTCTGTTCTTTGTTTTTCAATTTTACAATATCTATAAAAAGTATCTAACAAAGTAAAATCTTCTAGTTTAAAATTCTTATCAAGCATAATTTTCCTACCTTTCTTGCTTAATTTTTGATAGTGTTATTTTGATGTAAAATTTTGTTATATTTTGTGCATATTTTTAATAGTATTTCTACACCAAAATAACATATTTTTAATAGTTTGAAATAGCTCTTTCAAAACTTTTTGGATTTAACATCTAAAAACTCTCTTTTTTCTATAAGTTTTTGGACATTTACTCCACAATAATTAAAATACTTTACACAATATTATATACCGTTTGTAAAATAAATGTATATAATTTTTATTATTTTTTAGATTTTTACATCACGATAATAGGTTGGTCTACATAACTAGCAGTTGCGGTGTTGTAATGTTTACATACAAGTTCTAATTTTGATAGTCCATAATCGTGTACTGCTGAACTTGTGTTAGCACGTTTAACAGCATTAATAATTGAAAGGGTAGCCATTGTTAATCCTGTAACATATAAATTGATAGTCAAATTTCCACATTGCTTATAATGTACAATAGTTGCTATGACAAAATTAGCCCATTGTTCTAAAGCAGTAATGTTAGAAGGGTCTTCAATAGTAGAGCCATAAACAAAAATCTTACAAGGCATTTCGTGTCGACCTTCGCACACTCCTATGTTTAATTCTGTTGTCGTGGGATTTACTTCTCGTTTAATTTCACACATTTTTTGTAATAATAATTGGTCATTTTGTAGCACTTATATACTCCTCCTTCTTAGTGCTTTTGTATCGCACTTTCTTCTTTTCTTTTTCTTTATTTATTTCTTTTTCTTTTCTTCTTTGTTTTTAGTTGTTAAACTATTTATTTATACAAAGTTAATTAATAGTTAGATTACTAATATTTATTAGCTAGTTATTAGTATGTGCGTGCGTGTATTATGCGTATGAGTTAGTATATCCATTTTGGATTAACTATTTTACCACTAATATAATCTTCCCATATTTGTTTGTATTGTTGTAATTCTTTATTAAGTACGAGATTTAACATTTGCTTAGACAATTGATAATGATATTTTTCTTTAATTTCTCGAACAGGTATGTTTTTACTAAATCTATCAATAAACATAGGTGTTGCAATAGTTAAAATATAATCAACAAACATATCTTTTTCAGAGTTTCTCATAGGTTGTTCCCATTCTGTATCAAAAGTATCATCAAAATTATCAACAATACAGACTCTATCTTTCCCATTTCGTTTAATTCTACGTACATCACGATAGAGACCATACATTGCTTTGGTTGAAACAGTCCAAATAAAAGTAGTTATTTTGGTAAGGTTCTGTGTATATTTATCTAAGTTATCCCACACTTTCATATATGCGATGTTAATCAAATCACTATATTCATAGCCATAAGGCTCAAAACTAGGTATGAAAGGTTGAACGGCTTTAACTACTACCCCTTTATACTCTTCTAGTAATTGTTCTTTTAATTCTCTTTCCATTTGTTCCTCCTGAGGCGATTTTAAGGGGTATTTTTAAAAGGTTTACCCCTACCCTTTATAGTTTATCACTTTTTATTCAAAAGTTTAGAAATACCCCCTAAATAAGGTTTAAAATAGATTTTAAATACAATTTTATGACCAATATTTTAAACCTTATTTAATTTAATCACTTACTCTAACATATAATTGCTTACTTTAGTGTCTTTTTTATGTGATAAATTTAGAGTATCATTAATTTCTTTTTTACACTATAACATAAAATTAATTAGTTTTAATTTAAAACTTTTTCTAAACAATTTCTTCCTAGTAGTTGATAGTCAAAATATTCCTATCTATTTTAGCATTATAATTACTTAAAATATAATCGAGGAAACTTTCTTCGTCAAGCAAATATGCGATAGGAATTGTAATATCTTTAAAAGTATCAAGTGCATTGTTAATTCGTGCTTTGAAAGAATAATCAATATCCCCATTATCAGTAATATAAATACTAAATTTTAATATCTCAGAAGAGTAAGGCTTACAACATCGCAACCAAATCTCTACTGACATTTCTCTTTTATCTTCTTTAAGAAAGTTATATATTCCACTATCAAAATCCATTCTTTGTCCACTGTATTCAAAATGGTGTATAAAACTTTTACAAACTTTCTTCTCTAATTCATTTGCTACTTTCCAACATTTATGTGGATATGCTGTTCCTAAACATTCTTTGACAGCGTTATGGAAGATATTAAAACCTTCCACAACATTTTTATAATTAATTCTTCTTTCCATTTTAATTTACCTCACTTAATTTCTCTTATCTCTTCAAATCCTATATAAAATAATTCACTAATAAAATCCATTAACTCTTGACCTGTTAATTCGTGTAGTTTAATTTCAGTATCTTCACTAAAACCACAACAGTCCACCCACGCGAGAGCAGCAGGTTCGAGAGCAGCAGTACGCCACTCTCTAACAGTCTTTGTTAACCCCATACAAAATCCTTTTTCAGGGTCAACAAAAGGACTAATTTGATAATCTTTTATGCATTTATAAACTCTATTTTCATTAACTATTCTTTCTTTAATTTCTTTCATTTTATTATACATCTTTTCTTTGTATTTATTAAACTTTTGATTATTCATAATTATCTAACTCCAAAATAATATTTTTTCAAACGTTCTTCGCCAATAGCTTTGATAGATTTATCTGCAATTTCCTTACTTGTAAAATAAACAGCAAGTGGGATATGTTGACATTTGGAATAAGAATCACAACTTACGATAGACATATCTGTGTAATCAAAATATAAATAGTATTTTCTTTGTTCCGAATTATTCCAATCTATTTCTTCTTCATTATTTTCAAACGCAAACTTTTCTAACTCGTGAATAACTCTAAGTTTTTCAGTCATAAACTCTGCTTGTTTTTCGGTTTGAAAACAATTACCTAGAGATAGAAAACGCTTGTCGATATCGTCGTCGTCATAAGGATTACAACTAATATGACCTGCACCGCTAATACAATAATAATTTCCTCTTATCTCAGGTTCCCACCATTTTTTCTTTTTTTTCTTTTCTTCCACAATTTCCCAGTCTTCAGCAGTAAGACTTTCTTTCCCTAAGACTGTAATGTTATTGATATTAATCCAACTTCCTTCTTTCCAACTTTTTCTTCTAATTTTCTTTCCATTAAGGAATTCTTCGTAAATATCTTTAAGTTTCATATTCTTCCTCCTGATTTAACTTGACTTAATCTTCTTAATGCTTTATAAACAATTATTCCATTATTTTCCTTTTTATAAATATCAAACTTTTCAACATCTGTCCAAGGTCTGTATAAATGTTGCTCCCAATGTGAGTAATAATATACAAATCCTTCTTTTTCTAACTTTTCTTCATTTTCTTTTGAATACTCTTCGAAATCTTCTAAAGTAATAACTCCTAAATTAGTATCTAATGTTCTCATAATTCCTCCTAATCTAATCACATTCACAGCCATCATCTAACCAATAATGCATACCGCACTTTTTACAATAACGCCAACCGCTATCAACAGGTTTGCCAAATAATTCCTCGTAAGTATAGTTTGTTCCAAACTCTTGATTTGCTTTATCAGTTAATTTTTTAGCTTTTGCGATGTACTCTTTCTTTGTTGTACAATCTAAATCAACATCATACAACCAAGTTGTGTTGACTATATCTAATTCCTTATTGCTTTCTAATCTGTATACTACCATTTCAAATACCTCCTATGTAGTAATTATCTTTACACTAATATTATATCACACTTTTTGCATTTTTAAAAACTTTTTGCTTTTTATGTATAACCATATTTACATATATACATAAAACCATAAATACATAAATATGTATATTTATTAATAAATAGTTAAAACATAAAATCCATTTTTACGCTCTACATAGAATTGACTTTGAGGGTCATTGAAAGCTACCCAACGCATATACTCCCATATACTATTAATTTGTAATACAGCCATTACTTTTATATCGTTGTTGTCAATTAATAAATCACTACCACAAGTATTAACAAACGCTTTAAAGCAAGTATCTAAATCTTTACTAATAAAAATTGTGTTATCTTCGTTTGTAAAATAATCTTTCTTATCTATTGGTGTTTCAAAAATTAATGTTGTATTGTTTTGTTTTTTATTCATAATTTATTCCTTTCTTTTAAGTCCGTGGACTGTTTTTCATTACACTAATATTATACCACAAAAATTAATTTTTAAAAACTTTTTGCTTTTTATGTATGTATGGTTGTAAATAAAACCATATTTATGTATATATGTATCTTCCTTATTATATATAATATATATAAGCAAAAATAAATAAAAAATAAAAGACCACTATTTGATAGTGGTCAATAAAAGAAAGGTTTTATATTTCATAGGAAAGTTATATATCTTTCCATTAACTGAAATGCTTTTTCCAAACAAATCAAAGTATGCAATATCTATTTTGTTTGTTTGTTCTACTGTTAAAAGGTCTAAAAACTCTTTAACATTATTTAAGACTTTATCATTACCGATGTTTAATTGAGTAAAAATAAAATCTCTTTCATTTGCTAAAAGGTTGTCTAACTCTTGTTCTGAAATCCCATTAGGATATTTTTGATTTAAAAGTTTTTCAAACTCTTCTACTTTGTTTTCTTCTATAATAATACATTGAGTGTCAATTGCATTAACGCTCCAAGGCTCAAAATCACTAAAATTAATATTTGCTTTAATAGTTATCATATTGTATCTTCTTCCTCATTATCTTCTTCTGTTATTCCTAAACATTCATAAATCCATTTTTCTTCAAATCTTAATAAATCATTCAATCCTGTTTCTGTTATTCCTTCGGGATAGCATTCTTCAATAAGGACATTAAACTCTTTTTCTTTTCCTTTTTTGATAATTAGGTCTTTAGTCTCGATTGCACCCGCCCACGGTTCAAACTCTTCTAGTGTAATTTCTCTAAATACTTTCATATTTTCACCTATTTTTGACTTTCTTCTTTTAACATTGTTATTGCTTTTTCAATTCCAATTTTTTTTGCATAAGATAACAATTCTTCAAATTGGTTAAAAGTTCCGCGAAAACGATTTTCGCCATAACAACTATTAGAAGTTTCAGTTGTTTCAATTTCTATCATAAGTTTGTCTTGCTCGTTATAATACATTCTTGTTATAATTGAGCCATTATAACTTTGAGTTGATGTTGTAATGTATTTACTACCCCTTCTTGTTGCTAATGTGCGAGATAAATCCGCATTAATTGTTGCATAAAAACTTGCCATATTTTTCTTTCTCCTTTTAAAGTGCAGTGCACTATTTATTTACACTAATATTATATCATACTTTTAAAGGTTTTTAAAACTTTTTGCTTTTTATGTAAATGTTTATTTATGTATAAAATTAATACTTTGAAAGTAAAAGTTTTGTTATAAATAAAAAAAAGAAGGATTAAATCCTTCTAGTTTTTTTCTATTACACCAATTTTTTTAATCATATTTTTTAATTCTTCTTCTTTTTCACTATCTGTAACTTGTTTTTTCATATTACAAGGCATTAACATTGCTATTGCATTTTCATTCTTTGTAAATACAACGGGTTTTACTCTACCAAATGTATAATCTTCTATATCATAAGGTGTATAAGGTTTATATGCTTCTGCTTGACCTATTGTAATTTTATCACGGTTGCTTAAACCTAGAATTGTTAATACGTTTTCTAATTCTTCAATAGAAACATATGTTAATTCTTTAATATTTGCTACATCTCTGTCTCCTGTAAAATTAAATGCTACAATTTGTTGATTATTGCTTTTTGCAAGTGCTATTGTGTGATAAATAGATTCTACTAATACATCATATGTACAACCTAATTCGGAATTTCGTTTTTCTTTAAAAATAGAATCACAAGGCGGATATTTTTCTTTGTCGTCTCTCTCTTCTAACCCTTGAATGATTTCATTTGCTGCAAAAAAGAACGCTGTAAAGCGATTAGTAAAAACTTGCATTCTTTTATTATCTAACATTTGATAATCGCATTTAGATAGAATTGAATATGTTGTTTTTGAATTCTTCTTTAAATATCTTTTAATAGCTGTTAAACGCTTTTTGGAAGTATTTAAATTAAGTGCTTCTAAAGATAGATTATAATCTATTTCTTGTAAATACATTTTTAATCCCTCATAGTTTTCTGTGTTTAGATAATCTCTAATTTTGTTTAATTCTTGTTTATTCATTTTTTTCTTCCTTTCTTTAAAGTCCTTAGGACTATTTTTATACTAATATTATATCATATTTTTAAAGGTTTTTAAAACTTTTTGCTTTTTATGTAAATATTTATTTATGTACAAATATAATACTTTGAAAGTCAAAGTATTGCTACAAGTCAAAAAAAGTACTTAAAAACTAAGTACTTTTAAATTTGTTATATTTAAATATTCTTTAATTATCTTTTTACAATTATTAATTATATCTTGTGTTGTTGCTTGATGGCTTATTTCAAACTTAAAGCCATAATCTTGTAGTGCATCAAAACAAGATATGATTAATCTACTACTGTTTTTTGGATTAACACTCACATATATATCATACTCTACATCATTGTTATATAATGTTGCACTACAAGTTCTTACAAGTGGTAAGATTTTATATGCGTTAACATCAATTGAGTGATAATTTATAATGTTATTACAAAGCATAATTTTCACCACTTAATATTAATTCTAAAACTTTATTAAAATCTAATTCTTTTAAAGGCTTTCTATATTGGTTGTCGTGAATATAGAATATATCGCCATTGTCCCACATCAAATCATACATTGCATTATCAATATTTAAATTGTAAGTATGAATAATGTTTTCTATTTCTTCTTTTACAGCGTTAAAATCTGCAAAATCTTCTTTGTTAATCATTAAAGTTGCAGTTCTTAAATAAGCACGAATTGTTAATACATCATTAGTTTTAATAACTTCTATTCTATTAGAATTATTAAAATTAAGTATTAGTTGGTATGCTCCTGTTATTTGAACACTGTTCACATTTTCTTCTAGTTCATACACACTATCTAATGCAGTTTCTATTTCCTTTGTGCTGTCCCCCTTTCCTTCTAGTTTCATTTCTTCTACTTCTAAAATCTTTTTAACCTCTTCTAAATGATTTAGAATTTTTTCTTGTAAGTCTTTTTTCATTTTTTCTTTCTTCCTTTCTTTTTTTTGGTTTTCAACCTACTAATATTATAGCACAATTAAAATATTAATTCAAGGCATATGCTTGTATTTTTAAACATTTTTGTTATATAATTTTTATATAATGCTATATCAAATTTGATATACCTATTCCCTGTCAAGCAAAAATACTTGACACTTATACTTTTAAACTAAAAGAATAATAATTTTAATTTAAAAGTTTTATCAAAGTAAAAAAAAGAAGGATTTAAAACCCTTCTTTTACAATTGCACCGCTAAGAAGTTTATATAAGTGTGTTTTTGTTTTAGTTTGTATTCCGTTTTCGTAAAGTGTAATGTTAATTTGAAATTCTATTGTCTTAAATACATCACATTTTAAAATATCATCGATTAAATCTTGTTCAAATGATTTTAACTTAAACAAAAACCAATCAATACTACTATCTTTAAGAGTCATAAAATATTTTTTTTGTTCGTTTTTAATTATGTAAACAGTCGCTTTATTCATATTTTGTTTCATTTCTTTTATTCCTTTCTTTTTAAGTGC